TTTTTCCAAAATAAGTCAGCTTGTACTTTATAAAGCACTTTATAGCAAAAAATATAACATTCCTTTATCAAAGATCGCCGTGGAGTTTTTCATTTTGAAACGTAAGTTGTATGAGAATGCTACTTATAAACAATCCCGTATTCAAATCTTTAAACCACCATCTCATCAAGAAGATGTATTACAAGTAATCCAGGAGTTTGGAAAATTTGTTGATACTTGTTTCACCACCGAAGGTGATCATAAAACTGATATCAAATATCCCAAGAATCCCGGCAAAAATAAAAAGAACTGCAAGTACTGCGCCTATTCGAAAAACGGGAAATGTGACAGCAGGGCTGAACTTTTGGAATAAAATTTTTCGTATTTTTCTTCATATCATAAATATGTATAGAAGAACGTAAGAATATTCTTACGTATAACATACATATTTATGAAATCAAACAGAGTTGCAACTACCATAAAGGTCGAACCGGACCTATATGATGACTTCAAAATCCTTGGCGTTCGCCATAAACTTACCTTACAGGGTCTTGTAGAAAGAAGTATTTATCTCTACGTGAAAGATGAAACCTTTCGTAGCACTCTCAATAACTTCTTTCTTCCGGCCTCTCTTAAAGCATCGTTTTCAGCCGCATCGGCTTCATTCGGCAATTAACAATCTACAAAAGGTTATATTATGAATGAAACCCCCAATCTACCTACCACATCATCTTTTCTCCAACAGGATGAAATATATTTTACAGCATTTGAACCAAAAACGAGGAATAGATTTATCTGTTACATAAATGATAAAGAAAAAAAGTTACTTATTCCTACCTATCTTCTAAAAAATATTACCCGCCCAAGTTGTCGTAGAGAAATAGGGCAAGATCTGAAATATACAGAAAAGTGGATATGGAATCCAATAGAAATAGAAACATACGATCCAATCGTCCCAAGTGCAACACAAATATTTTATTCCTATATGATAGAACCCAGACCATTTGATCTCATTATTAAAATATTGGGGCCAGTTGGAGATATAGTTGAGGAATGGGAAATCAATGATGCAGAATTTATATCAATAGATTTTGGAGATCTTGATTGGAGTGCTATTCCTAAAGATGGGGAATCCCAAATAGATTTAACGATTAAGGCAACAATCAAGTATAGTTTCGCAAAACTCCTTTATTAATTTATGTCAGACCAATTTGAAAAATATAGAGAAACTATGGGCAAAGATGTTGTGGATGACTTTCTTGCTAAATTTGGATTGGGACCAAAATATATTCCAAAAGAACCAAAGAAATATACCTGCCCAAACTGTAAAAAGACAAATGCTATTGTTGAAGAAGAACATCCAGATACAGACATGAATGAAATGGTTCTATCTTGTCCAGATTGTGGATTTTCGGGGGAGAATAAGACTTATGGCTAAAAAGAAAATCCTTCTGTTGTCAGATGATCTCCGTATGAACTCTGGTATTGCGACGATGAGTCGTGAATTAGTATTATCAACAGTTCATATGTATGATTGGGTACAGTTGGCGGGCGCAGTTGTTCATCCGGAAAAAGGAAAAATATCTGATTTATCACAGTCAATAAACGAACAGAAAAAAATCAAAGATGCTTACGTAAAAGTATATCCAACTGATGGATATGGCAATGAACAAACTCTATTCCAGGTTATTGCAATGGAACATCCACATGCCATACTCCATTTTACTGATCCACGGTTTTGGGGATGGTTATATGCTCTTGAAAAACAAATTCGTGCCGTCATGCCGCTGACTTATTTGAACATTTGGGATAATTTACCTTATCCCCAATATAATCGCAGTTTTTATGAAAGTTGTGATGCGCTGTTTTCTATCAGTAAGCAGACCATGAATATCAATAAGTGGGTGCTTGAACCTAAAAATTGCTGTTATACCGGAGACGGTCCAATGAACGGAAGAACTTTGCTTCAATATTGTCCTCATGGTATAGATCCCGAATTTTTCTTCCCTCTTGCAAAATCCGATCCAAAATTAGTGGAATTTCGTAAGAAAGTATTTCATGGGATTGATTACAAATATGTCATTCTTTACAATAGCCGAAATATTCTGCGTAAACGTACCAGCAATATTATGATGGCTTATCGCATATTCTGTGATAATCTTCCAAAAGAAGAAGCCGCAAAATGTGTGATGATATTGCATACTGAACTCATGCAAAACGAAGGCACAAATTTGCTTGCTCTTAAAGAAGCTATCTGCCCCAATCATAATATTGTATTCTCGCCGGGGAAATTGTCTCCACAAGACATGAATATGATGTACAATACAGCCGATATAACAGTCAATGCATCATCTAGTGAAGGATTTGGATTATCTATTGCCGAGAGTATCATGAGTGGTACGCCGGTAGTAGTCGCTGTTACGGGCGGTTTACAAGATCAAATCGGTCAAATAGATGATGATGGCAAACCAATAGAATTTGATGCAGATTTTGGATCAAATAATGTCGGTAAGTATAAAAAGTGTGGGCCGTGGGCATATCCTATATGGCCAGTTACTCGCCTTATTCAAGGCAGTATTCCGACACCATATATTTTTGATGATTTGACAAAGTGGGAAGATATTGCTGAGGGATTTATGTACTGGTATCTCGCAGAAAACGACAAACGTGAAAAGTGTGGAGAAATCGGTCGAAAATGGGCACTGGGGGAAGGTGGTATCAATTCAAAACATATGGGGCAACAGTTCATTGATGGTATGGAGTATGTATTTGCCAACTGGACAAAGCCAAAACGATTTGGTCTTTACACAATCAACAATTATATTGGAAATACCATGACTGATGGTCACATGGGATTTGAAATCCCGAAAATTGATAAAGAAGCCCTGTTGAAAAAACTGGAAGGAATAAAAATATGAAAATAGAAGTAGTAGAAATCGGAGAGAATGATGTGGTAATGATCCATCATTCTATTGGCAATATGCCTCCCGGAGATGTGGATAAATACAGTGAAAAATTGATAAAAAACCTCACTTCCATTTTTGGAAGGGGGCGGGTTGCATTCTTCCCAGTCCGAGACGGGTACGAATGGGATTTTACTCTAATAAAAAGACCTAAAAAAGAAGTAAAAAAAGTTGCCAAAAAGTAGATAATGTGTTACAATTCTAAGGAAAAGTTATGAAAAATCATAAACATGAATGGAAACGGACGGGAGTAGTATTTTATACGATGCCTCCTGAATATGAAGAAAAATGTAACTGTGGAAAAAAACGCTGGATTGAAGGTAATGAAAAAATCCCAGTCAAAACATTATCCCCCAAAGAAATTGAAGAGTATAAGAAAAAATATCCAAACTGTTTTAAGTTATGATTACAATTCAAGTCAAAAATATAGAAGGTATTACCCTTCCAGTTCCAGCAACCACTCAATCGGCAGGTTATGATCTCATTGCGATTGACGATCCCAAAATTGTTGGAGAAATCGGCAGTGCCGAAGAAGTCGGTGGGAAATCGGTAATATTCTACCGCAGCATTGATTATCTCGAATATCACACAGGACTTTATATTGCTCCCCAACCAGTACACTTTATTCCAGGAAACCCGATTGATACAAACTATCATACTCTTATTCATCCCCGTTCTTCGATCCGAAAATATAATCTTGTGCTTGCGAATAGCATTGGATTGATTGATAATGATTATCGTGGTGAAATCATTGTTTGTTTTAGGTATGTATGGCAACCAAACGATCTTATGATGGAAACGGTTGAAGTGCCGACCAGTGATGGTGGAACTAATTATACGTGGGAACCAAACGGTCACTTTCTTTGCAAAATTAACTATGACAAAATCTACAAAAGGGGTGATGCGATTGCACAACTTGTAGTAGAAGAAACTGTTCCAGCCAACTTCATATTAGTCAGTGAGTTAGACAAAACTATTCGTGGAGAAGGCGGATTCGGAAGTTCAGATAATATAATTCCATTCAAAAAATCTCCATCTGGTAGGGAAATGAATTATCCACAAGTACATCATATTATTGAACGGGAAATGAAAAAAGCAGAAAGCCCTCCTTCTAACATAAAAATAACAGAAACAACACCTGATGCTGGAGGATTGTCAATTGTTGAGAAGTATCAACAGGCGGGCGGTGTACCTGTGAGAAAAAAGTATGGCGATGAAATGAAGGAGAAAAATAAGCAATGAAAAAGATTACTACCCAAGGTGTTCTTGAGGAAGCGCAGTATTTTTGTGATAAACATCCAGATCGTGAATGTTTCTCAGAATTAAAAACTTGTAGTTGGTGTGGAAGCAAATTTGACATGACCGGAATCGAAATCCATCTTTGTGACGAATGCCTGGAAGAAATGTATAAACTTCTCCGAGAAAAATTTGAAATTGAACCCAAAGATATTATAGAAATGTAACATGAGTACTGCCAAACAAGGAATTATAGATACCGCCTTTGAATTGGTTTATTTTGTAAAAACACATGAATATCCAAAAGAACTATCTACCGAGTTTTTTGAATTGACTCAGTTGATGAACAAACTCGAAACCTATACGACACAATACAAGAAAGAACTCACAAAACATGAAACCGTGGCACCAGCCTGGCCGAAGATAGAGATCATCTTGGAAGCCGAGGAAGCCCGATGGGAAAAATGAATATTTTTGTTTTCTTTTGTGTTCACACTGATACTTATTAGATATGAGACGAAAAGTCATAAACATAGACGAAAAGGTATATGCTATACTCAAAGAGTATTGTGAACGAGAAGGGTACAAAATCGCCAAGTTTGTGGAACGACTCATAACCGAACGTATAAGAAATGAAAACAGAAAGAAAATGTAAAACATGTCTCAAAGTATTTTATGTTTATCCAAGTTGGAGTGGAAGAAATTATTGCTCACGAAAATGTTATTTAACAAAACATACTAGCGGAACCAAAAGGTGTAAATGTAAAATATGCGGTAAAATATTTTATACTCCTAAAAATAGAATAGATGACGATAAAGGAAAGTTCTGTTGTAGGAAATGTGCCGATAAAGGAAAGATATTCATCAGAAAAGGAACGTATAGAAAATGTAAATATTGTAAAAAGCCTATTTATGCGATGGCTTCAAGAATACGAATAGGATGGGGAAAATTTTGTAATCAAGAATGTTTTAGAAGTTGGTTTATAGACGAAACGGCGAAGGGACGAATTTCTCCGACAAAAACTAAACATTTACACGGATATTATATATCTACTATGACCAGTAAAAGAGAATATTATCAAAGTTCATATGAGTTGATAAGAATGAAACAGTTAGACAATAGTGGGGAAAGGTGGACTAAAAAACACGGAATAGTAATACCATATATGAATAGAAACAAGAAGCAAAGATATATTCCCGATTTTTTAGTGAATAATAGTATTATAGAAGAAGTAAAACCATCTGTATTGATAAACTCGGTGTGTTTCAATAATAAAGAAAAAATAAAATATACCAAAAAGTTTTGTAAGAAAAATGGTTATAGTTTTAGAATAATAACAGAAAAAGAGTTAGGAATAAAAATATGAGTAAACCCGTTTGTATTTTTCAGGCTCCATTGTTTACAAGAAGTGGATACGGAGATTGGGGAGTGGCAATTGGAAAAAGTTTATTGAGATATAATAAGTTCGAACTTATAACAGCGCCGACAATCTGGGGAGCATGTTCGAAAAAAAACTTGGATTCAGAAATCAACGACCCAGAAGGAAAGGAACTTTTCAATCGTGTTATAAAATCTCCTCTTACAAGACAACCAGAGTTATTCATTCAAATGACCATTCCTAATGAGTTTGCTACTCCGGCCAAGTACAATATCGGTATGACGGCAGGAATCGAAACAACAGTTCCAAAACCCGAATGGCTTGAAGGTCTGAATCGCATGAACTTGAACATCGTTACTTCTGTTCATGCTCGTGATGTGTTTGTTTGTGCCAATTATAACAAGAAACTTCCTAATGGAACCTCGGAAGAGTTGAAAGTCAAAACTCCAATGGAAATATTATTTTGGGGAGCAGATACAAAAGTGTATCACAAGACTGATGAAAAAATTGCTTCACTTGAAGAAAGTTTGAAAGAACTTCCCGAATCATTCTGTTTTCTATTTGTTGGTCAGTGGACGGCGGGGAATATGCGAGCAGATCGCAAAGCAATTGGATTTCTAATCAAAACTTTTCTTGAGACATTTGCCGGTGTGGAAAATCCTCCCGCTCTTATTCTAAAAACGAGCGGAGCGCAAATTTGTATCATGGATAAATATGAATGCATCAATAAAATCCGTGAAGTTACCAATATGGTAAAACAGGGATTACCGCCCAATATCAAACTTCCAAACATTTATCTTCTTCATGGAGAACTGGAAGATAAAGAAATGAATGCACTTTACAATCATGAAAAGGTAAAAGTACATGTCAGTTTTACCCACGGTGAAGGATTCGGGCATCCTCTCTTAATTGCTACTTTAAGTGGCAAGCCTCTCCTGACCCCACATTGGAGCGGTCACTTGGATTTCTTGAATCCAAAACTTTGCAAATTCTTTGAAGGGAATCTCGTGCCTATTCCCGACGAAGCTTTAAATGAATGGTTTATCAAAGATGCACGATGGTTTGAGGTAGACTATGTGGCTGCTGGACAGAAGATGCGTCAATATTTCAGAAATTATAGCGATGACATTCTAAAGAACGCCGAAGCTCTTCGGGTTGAAAATGCTGAAAAGTTTTCGATTGAAACTATGGATAAGGTGTTTCATGCAATATTAGACAAATATGTTCCGAAGTTTGCTATAGAAGAACCAATAATACTTCCAAAGTTAAAGAAATTGAGTTTCTCTAACAAAGGATTACCGCCAATAACAGCGATCACAGCAAGTGTGACAATGCCCGCTGGAGGATGTTCTCCATCTATTCCTGGCGAAGGAAAAACAACTTCATCAACAACCCTAATACCAGTAAAATAAGTTATGTCATATGCTGAAAATTTCATACTTAATCACTTGCCACAATGAAGATTGTACTCTCAAAAATCTACTTCAAAGAGTATCCAGATTTTGCGATCTGGACGATGAGATTGTAATCCTCGATGACTTTTCTGATAACCCCAAATGTCAGAAAATTCTCTTGGAATATTCCTATAAAGACAATGTAAGAGTATATCAACATGCTCTAGATCGCAATTATGGAGCACACAAAAACTATGGAAATGAACTGTGTAAAGGAGATTGGATATTTCAAATAGATGCGGATGAACTTCCTTCGGAAGTTTTACTAATGAACATCAAAAACATCATAGGAGCAAATCCTGATATCGAACTTTTTCTTCTCCCCCGAGTCAATGACTTCAAAGGAGTTAAACAAGAGCATGCAAATCAATGGGGATGGAGACTAACTCCATGTAAAGAATATGGAGGTCGACCAATAATCAACTGGCCCGATTATCAGGGTAGAGTTTACAAGAATGTCTCTGCAAGAATAAGATGGGATCGCCGTCTGCATGAAAAGATCGAAGGATATACCAAATATTCCGCTCTGCCTGCCGAAGTTGATTTTTCATTGTATCACGATAAGACTATAGAAACCCAACTCCAGACAAATCTGTGGTATAACAAAGAGTTTACCGAAGATGAAAATAGGGGGTATGGAGGATACAAACAAAATGTATGATTGCCAAACCTACATTTAGAGAATCTTTCCAAAAATGTAATAGTGACATTGACTATAGGATGGAGATCATTGAAAAACTTTACAACGATAATTATCTCAATTATAATGGAGATAGAACCGAAAGAATACCAAGGATATTTCATTATGTATGGTTAGGCTGTCCTTTCCCTCCAAAACTACAGGAACTCATAAACATATGGAAAGAAAATCATCCATCTTACGAGTTCAAGTTGTGGAATGAAGAAGCACTCGAAAAGTTTGGGTTGGAAAACTATGATTTGTATTCTAGAGTACCAAATCCTTCTGCCAAAAGCGATGTCGTTAGATGTGAAATACTCTATCGTTACGGAGGTATTTATATGGATAGCGATTTCCTTAACATAAAACCGCTGGACGATTTGTTGTATTTGAACTATTTTACGGCCTATGGTCAAGCACCTATTATAATTCCTCACAGCCTTGTTTCGGGATTTGTAGGAACCTGTCCAAATAACGGAATGGTTAGAAATGTCATTGACAAAATGAAGGAAGTCAAAAATATTCCTCTATCTATCGGAGATATAATGGATATTGGGCCAGTACTCAATGGAAAGACTATTATAAACGAAATTGACCCCGATTTGACGGTATTTTTTTCAGCCTCATTTTTCTTTCCATTTCCGGGCAAAGATCGTATGCAGATAAGAAATCTTTCAATAAGTAATTTGCGTAATATAATGAAAAAGTTCACATATCCCGAGACTTATGCAATACACTTACATTATTGCAGTTGGCAAGGAGTATAAATATGAAGTTCATTTACGGAGATTTATTTGCGGGCATTTCGGATTTTATCTACAGTATTCCAAGCGAACATGATAACTGTCATCACCCCAATACATTCGATGTAGCAGCAGTGGAAGCTTTTGATGGCATTCCTATTATTTTTACGCTTACTTCATTCATTCATTCATTCTTCCCGGTAATGGAAAAGGTAAATAAGGAAGTAGTATTAATAACCCACTGTTCCGATTGGAATATTGGAGAAGAGTTTTACTCCAAACTTCCAAAAAATGTTATTCACTGGTTCTGCCCGAATATAATGATTAGAAAAGATAGGTGGGAATCAATCCCATTCGGATTGGAAAATCTTCACCGATTTAGTTTTCACCATATCTACAAAATAGACAGAATGTTGGCAAAAATAAAAGAGGAAAAAACTTATAAAAATCTGGTATATCTGTGTTATAGCATAACAACTAACAGTAAGGAGAGAGAAACTCCTTATAAACTTCTGGCAGGCAAACCATTTGTAACTACTGTTCGAAATCCAAATATTTTTGACTTTGATGGATACATTGATAATGTTTATAGACACAAGTTTGTAATATCTCCAGAAGGAAGTGGAATAGATTGTCATAGAACTTGGGAATCTTTGTACATGGATACAATACCCGTGCTAAAACGCCACGTTAATCTATCATATTATGAAGATTTGCCAATATGTTTAGTTAATCAATGGGACGAAATCACCGAAGAATTTCTAAATAAAGAATATGAACGTATTATGTCATCTGAATGGAATCTAGATAAACTATATTTTGAATGGTGGGAACAAAGAGTAAAATCATTCACAATATAAACGGAAAATTTATGGTAGTGATAAGATATAGAGGACGGCTTGGAAACCAAATGTGTGAATATGCTATGGCTCGAATTATAGCAGAAAAAAAGGGTTATCAATTGGAAGTGGAAGATAATAGGGACGGAGAAGGAAATAGTCCTCCGTTAGTACAACAATATTTCCCTAACGCTGGCCCTCTAACTAGCGGAACTAAAGTTACAACCAACTCCTTATCTTTTGGGGTAGAATGTTCAAACACTGCATTTCAATATTTAGATATGGATACAATCTTAAAACACAATGGACAGATATATCTTGGTGGATATTGGCAAAAGCATTATTACTACACGCCTCATCTCGAAGAAATAAAAAAATGGTTTGAGTATGATGATTCTCGTTATAAAAAGCCAGATGAAGATGATATAGTGGTTCTCATAAGATTGGATGATTATCTTGCCGCAGGAATATCTCTTCCTATGAAAATTTATATTGACATTATAAATATGATGGAAAATTACAACCGATGTATCATCGTAACTGATAGTCCAAAGGCAACTGTTCTAAACGAACTTCTTCAATGTCTTAAAAATGTGTCCATATTCCACAAGGGAACAATGGCGGATTTCACTATGTTAAAATGTTCCAAAAGACTAATACTATCTCAATCATCATTTGGATTTTGGGCGTCATTTTTAGGAAATCAAATAAAGGTTTATGCCCCATTAGGCGGAAACGGCTGGTGGAAATATGAACCTCAACTACATGATATTGATTTGGTGCCGACCGATAAAAAACATATCAAAGTTAAAGTATGAAGAAGTATATCAGTGACAATGTTTCCCTAAAGCATAAATTCCCTGACCTGGAACTTATAAAACAAAACTATTCACAAACATTCCAGGATATATTTGTGCTTACGATGCTGAACGGAAAACGAAACGGAACATTTTTGGAAATAGGCGCTGGCGATCCAACCGAATCTAGTAACACTTATTTGCTGGAAAAAGTATTCGGCTGGCACGGAATCTCTATTGAGACTAACGAGAAATTTGAAATATTACACAAACAGAACCGAACCAATACATTCGTTCTGGGAGATGCACTCAAGGTGGATTATGAAAAACTGTTATCCGATTATCCCAAACAAATAGATTATCTTCAAATAGACATTGATCCTGCTATTCAATTCTTAAATTGCCTATTGAAACTTCCAATGGAAAGTTATAGATTTTCGGTGATTACATTCGAACATGAAATCTATAGATTACCAGAAGGTTCGTATGTGCGTGGAGCGTCAAGAACGATATTCAAACGATATGGATATGAATTGATTGCAGGAAATATATCAAATGAAAGTCATAATGATGTATATGAAGATTGGTGGATTGATCCACGAATTGTAGATTCAACATTGGTAAAAATGTTTAAGCATGATAATGATGTGAATATGCCTGGAGATGAATTATTGCAAGCGATCTAAGTCAAAAAACTATGATAAAACCTTTACCACAACTCATTACCGAGTACAAATTAAATGTTCGTGGGGTCATACATGTTGGTGCTTATAAAGGAGAAGAATATTCGTACTATAAAGATGTCAAGATCAAGAATATCATCTTTGTGGAACCGCAACCGATCTATTTTCAAATTTTAAAGAAAAATGTTGGGCCAGAGTGTATTCTTTTTGAAACTGCTCTTGGAAACAAAGAGGGAACTTCAAAAATGTATCTTGACGATTCTTTTGACGGACAAGCCTCTTCTCTCTTAAAACCAAAAATAGCTACAACTCAATTCTGCTCATTTAGTAAAAAAATTGATGTGCCAATAACAAAGATAGATTTGCTTCCATTTGACCGAATCGAATTCAATTTTATCAACATTGATGTTCAGGGATATGAACTTGAAGTATTTAAAGGAGGTATTGAAACTATCAAAAATATAGATGCTATTTACACCGAAGTCAATCTAGCAGAACTTTACGAAGGTTGCGTACAAAGAAATGAACTGGATGCTTTTCTAAAATTACAAGGATTTGATCGAGTTGGTGATTGGTTTCCTTATGCACCTTATAACTGGGGAGATTCATTATATGTTCGTTCCAAATAAATATGAAAACAGCATTTCTAACTGAAATGGAATTTGTATGATACCAATATCAGACAAAATATTTAATTATTGTAAAAATCAGTATTATGGATTTTACATTGAATGTGGATGTAATGACGGTGTTCAGCAAAGCAATACATTCAACCTCGAAAAAAGAAGAGACTGGCTTGGATTATTAATTGATGCTTCTCCAATTTCAATTTTTCAATGTCAACAAAATCGAAGTCAACGGAATATCTTTATAAATGCTGTATTGACCTCTTCTGAGCACGAAGGCAAAATGTTTCCAGGTAATTTTAATGGAAATCTTGGAGGAAGAGTTGGAAATGGAGATTATTTGATTAAAGGGATAACTTTAACTTCTATACTTCGAGAATATAGTATTACTTCTGTGGATTTATTCTCATTAGATGTAGAAGGATATGAATTGGGAGTACTAAAAGGACTTGATTTTTCTTACTGTTCTCCGAAGCTGATATTGGTAGAAATATGGAACAGTAAAAAGGAAGAAATATTCCAACTTTTAGAAAAGAACGGATACACTGGAGAAAACTTTAGTCAGTTTAACAAAGAAGATAACCCGATGTGGAACGGGCTTCACAACGATTATTTGTTTAAAAAATGAAAACAGCATTTCTAACTGAAATGGGATTTCATGGAAAAATCCCGCCAGAACATACCAATATGAGAACAGAATTTTGTTGGATGTACGCCCTGCAAGCAGATCACTTTAACATTCACGAATATGAACAGATAAAGGAATATGATGTTGTATTCATCATCTTTCCGAAGGCAACTGTCAAGCTAAATACTGTTGGCGTAGAAATGAGTACTCCTGGTGTGGACAAAGACATATCCATTTATTCTAAACCTGTAGTAGAAACTCTTAAGAAGAACAATAGCAAAGTATGCAACATTCAAGAGGGACCGTCATGGTTTTTCAACGAATATGACATAGTAACTCAGTTCAATTTTTACAATCAACTTGCCGAGTGTGATATTCTGTTCGCTCACAATGAATGTGATACTCATTTTTACAAGGGATTGTTTCCCCAAAGCAAAATGGCGGTCATTCCGACGCTAATGATAGTTAATAGATTTAATACTCCGTGTATGTACAAGACCGAAGAAAAAGCCATTATTGGAGGAAACTTCTGCCATTGGTACGGCGGGTTTCAGAGTTATGTTGTTGCAACCGAGTTCAATTGTCCAATCTATGTTCCTTCCTCTCATTGCAAACGAAAAGGTGAAGAGGCAGTTCCAAATCTCAAACATTTGCCGTGGGTCATGTGGAATGACTGGATGTTGCAATTATACAGTTTCAAATATGCAGTCAATCTTATGCCGACCGTGGCTGCGGGAACATTTAGCCTCAACTGTGCTTACTTTGGAATTCCCTGCATAGGAAACGAGAAAATAGATACGCAACAGAATCTATTTCCCGAGTTGAGCTTCGATGTAAATGACGTTTATGGAGCAAGATTCGTCGCTATGCAACTGCGAGATAATAAAGAGTTCTACGAACATATCAGCTACTACGCAAAGAATAAAGCAATGGAAAGCATATATACTGATGTCAAAAAGTGGATTGAGCATATGAATAATACAATTTATGGATGAATGAGAGAAGTAATATGAGGAAAATATACATAACATTCAGTGGACAAGCGTATCATGAAACAACCAAAATAATTGTTGAGAATGCACCAAAATATGGTGCTGAGGAAGTATGGGTTTATGACGATGTATGGCTAATGACTCAAGACTTTTACAAACTAAATCATTGGTTGTGGGAACACAAAAATTCACAAATACCAGAACGAGGATTTGGATGGTATTGTTGGAAACCATATGTCATATGGGATGCGTTATCAAAACTGAACAATGGAGATATTGTACTATTCACCGATGCAGATACTTATCCCATTAGAGATTTCTCCATGCTATTCGATCAATGTGTTAAAGATGGAGGAATAATGCTATTTGCAGCATCTTCCTGGCCCAAACAAGCCGTGTGGTGCAAAGCAGACTGTTTCATAGTCATGGGACAGCATGATGAAAAATCTCTATATGCCCCGGCAGGAACAGCTAGATTTATGCTTTTTCAAAAAGGAAGATGGAAAGCAACTCAGTTTCTTATGGAATGGATTACTTATTCTACCAATCGGCTGGCAACTACATTTGACGCTTCCATTTTAGGAGATGAAGATCCTGAACATAAAGAACATAGGTGTGAGCAGGCAATCATGACTAACTTAGCCACAAAATATGGATTGAAACTATATCGAGAAGCCGATCAAACCGGCAACTGGTCTCCTCAAGATAAAGAGTTATATCAACAACTTTTTGAACAAAATAATGAGATATTAGGCATTATAAACGATAATAACACCAGAGAAGTTAGCAATGGTAGTGTATTTCAAAATGTTCCAGCATGAATAATAAGTTCGCCATAATAACTCCCTCCTATAATAATGAAGATTGGGTAGATGTATATTTTGATAGCATTATAGATCAAACATACAAAAACTATCGTGTAATTTACATTAACGATTGTTCTACAGACAGAACTCATGAATGCATTACTACTCGCATAGGAGATAACAAACAGTTTACATATATTCGTAATACCACTAATTTAGGAGCGGCCAAAAATTACATGATGGGATTTGGTTTATGTGAGGATAATGATATCATAATCAATCTTGATGGAGATGATTGGTTAGCTACAACTACTACATTAGAAAGATTAAATGAAGCATATAGCAAAAATGATTATTGGATAACATATGGCAAAATGATGGTCTATGACGGCACCGACCGATTGATGGAAGCAAATCCTCAAAATACCCCATACGACTCATTCGTACATAAACATCAATTCTACCGAAGAGATATGTGGAGAGCATCCCACATGAGAACTTTCCGCAAGTTTTTGTATGACAAGATAGATCCGGTAGATTTAATTTCTAACATAGACAAAAAATTGTATTGGCATGCCCACGATTTATCATTGATGTATCCTATGCTGGAAATGACTCCCATAGAAAAAATTGGAGTGATAACTTTTCCAACATATGTCTATAATAATTCCAAACAGAACAATCTTCGAACCAGGGAACGTGAAGATAGCAAAAATACAATCTATGAAGAAGAAATTCGTGTCAAAAAAATCTATATTCGAGTAAAGAGTCGTGAAGAATTGGAACGTGGTGTAAAATTGCCTCAAATCAATATGTTCGGGGATTATAAAGAAAGAAATAGCATTCCCACCAAATTTTCTTTCGTTTATAAGAGAACCTGGGGAGAATTCGATATTACATTGTTTCAAGACGATGAAATTTTGAAGTATTTAGACGGAACTTACAAGATTCCACACGGAAAAATTGTAGCAGATGTTCATGAACCTCCTTATCTCTTCGAACAGAGTAAAGTATATCAAAGAGTACTAACTTCCGCCGACAAATTTGATAGGATAATAACTTGCAGCAAAGATTTATTACATCTACCAAATGCTGTACATCGTAATAGTGCTTACGAAGTGGTTCTAAACAAGAATATCCACAAGCAAACATATCCTATTTTACAAGATAACTCTTTGATGAAGGTGTATCCTAAATCGAAGAACATATCTTTCATCACTTCTGCCAAAACTTTCTCGGAAGGACACCAATTTCGTCTAAAATGTGTGGAATATCTCCTCTCCAAAGGCGCTCACATAGATTTGTTTGGGGTTGGTATTCGTGAGATAGCAGGAAAAATTGAAGCATTGAAAGAATACCGATTTTCAGTTTCAATGGAAAATGGAATATATCCGAATTACTATAGTGAAAAAATCCTTGACTGCTTTTTGACGGGAACCATTCCGATTTATTGGGGATGCCCGAATATTTCTGATTTCTTTGATATGGATGGAATCATCACATTCAATACTCCAGAAGAGTTACTAAATATTGTTACTACACTTACTCCCGATGATTATACTAAAAGAATTGGAGTCATCGAAAAAAACTACAAACTTGCTGACGATTTATGGATGGATAACGACAAGTTTTTCAGTCGCTATTTGGAAGATCTTTTATAAAATAATATGGCATACAAAGATAAAGAACAACAAAAAAGATATATGGATGATCACAACCATACGACAAGAAAAGTAAAACAGTTATTATGCCAAAAATGTAATCAAGCGATTGGTTTATTTGGAGAAAATATTTCTACAATTCTAAAAGCGGTAGATTATTTAAACAAGTGGAAATAAGATGAGCTTTCTAACCAAAACTGATTTGTCTATGGGACCACAAATGGGTTCGCAAATGAGTCAATATGCCGGTCTCTATGCATTATCCAAAAAAATGGGGCATGATATCGTGTTTTTTCGAGAATTGATGAATGTCCATCGTGGGATAAAAATATTCGAGCCATTTAACTTAACCGGAAAGTTGGTATCCTTGTCAGAACTACAAGGAGTCCAGTTTTGCAGATATTATTTGAAAAATCAAGTAGTAGATTTAGATGTTTATTCCATAGATCCGTCTCTCAACTGGGATATTATGGGGTGTTTCCATGTGTACAAATATTGGGATGAATATAGATCAGACATATGTAAAGAATATCGGTTCAAAAAAGAAATAGTAGAGAAAGCCTCCTCTTTTTTACAATCCATCAAGCCTCCATTCGTATCTATGCATTTCAGACGCACAGATTATTTACAAGTATCTTCTCTCAATCTTGATTTGAATTATTATCAAGATGCATTTAACATTATTCAAACGAAGGTTCCACAATTTACTATTATAGTTTTCTCGGATGACATCCCGTGGTGTAAAGAAAACATAACAGGAGATAATGTTGTTTATAGTGAAAATAACTCTAACTATGTTGACATGTGTATAATGTCCATGTGTAATCATAATATCATAGCAAATAGTACATTCGGCTGGTGGGGAGCATATCTCAATCCTAATCCTGACAAAATAGTAGTATGTCCATATCAGTATGTTGGGCCAGGAGAATTTGACTTTATAAATGGATCGTGGTTCCCCTCAGACTGGATTTCAATAAAAGTATGATTATCATCAAAAACAGACCTCTGGCAGGATTTTTCAGTAATTTCAACGCTGTTATTGATTGGTGCTGGTATTCCGAACTCAGCGGAGAACCGATTTATATTCTGTGGAACGGATGGGACAGAGATGGTATAAACATATTTGAGGAGTTATTTAATCAAAAATACAAATTTGAACCTTCTGACAAAAACAATGATGGATATTATCAAGGTTCATCATTTAGGATAAATAGAGTTGACCAGTTGAGACAACAAATTGTTGGAGACATGTATGACGAATATAAGGGATGGTTCTATTGCGGTGGAAAAATATATTTAAACCCCAAGTTTGGAAAATTGAGAGCCGTTCTTTACAATGCTTATGCGAAGTATTTAACTCTTAAACCGAATATAATATCCTTTGCCGATTTCTCAAAGAAAACTCTTGGGGTTCAGTATAGATTTATTCTTCATTATTTCCAGAACTCCGAATTAAACTTACCGCTTTCTGTCCGACTTTCGAATGAACAATATCATGAAATGTGTCTTAACCAAATAGAACGAACATTTGAAAGTGGGGGATTTGAACAGATATATTTAGGTTGTGATCAACATGGGTTTTTGGAACTTTGCAAAATCAAGTTTCAGGATAAGTTAATTTATGTCAACCATCAAAGAACTTTTGGTCTCGAAGATTGGACACGAAAAACCTCATCATATTTGGATGGAAGTAGTATATCTTCAATTACAGATGGAGGATTTAGAAAAGGTTGGATTAAAACCGAATCTCTTTTGGATGAATATGTTTATGTTCTTACTGATACAATAAACCTGTCACGATGTCATTATTTTATTGGATCACCGAGCAATGTTACATTTGGAATTCTTACATTCAATCCAAATCTCCAATTTGAAATATTTGATCATCTAAAAGATATATATACTGGTTAAGAACATAAAATAAGTTGCCAGGTAGTAACAAAGGTGATATACTACAAAAATATGGTTACAAAACAAGAAATATTAAACCTCATCGAAGAATATATGGCCGAAAAACAAGCGGCCAAAATATGGACTCCAGGTAAAGATTGGGTTCAATATTCTGGTCCTTACTTTGATGGTGAGGAGTATTCCAAAGCGATAAACACATTGCTCGATGAATGGCTTATTCTTGGACAAGATGCGGTGGAATTTGAAAAGACGTTTCCATCCCTGCTTGGAAAATACTATGGCATAATCACCAATAGTGGTTCCAGTGCCAATCTTTTAATGATGGTCACTGCCAAGAAGTACTTCAAACTCAAAAACAGAACCAAGGTCATTGTTCCTGTAGCAGGATTTCCAACGACAGTCAATCCAATCATTCAAGCCGGATTTGAACCTGTATTTATTGATATTGATCCGTGGAATCTTGGTCCGGATTTGTATCAAGTAAAAATAGCTGCCAAAAATGGTGCCGCAGTTATTATATTTGCTCATGTGTTAGGCAATCCTCCCAATATGGATGAATTGATCGACATTATGGATAGATATGGCATGATATTTTTGGAAGATTGTTGTGATGCCCTCGGCTCAACTTACAGAAACAAGCCTCTGGGAAGTTATGGAAAATTATCTACATGCTCATTTTACCCCGCTCATCATATGACAATGGGCGAAGGTGGATTTCTTGCTTGTGAAAATGAAGAACAAAAGAAAATCGCCCGTAGCTTTAGAGAGTGGGGACGTGGATGCTATTGTGTTGGAAAGAAGGCAAATCTTTCACCCAAGGGCACCTGTGGATGCCGATTCAAAAACTGGTTGCCTTCGCTTCCAGAAGAAATATTTGATCACAAATATGTATATGATAATATCGGGTATAATCTGAAACCCATAGAACTTCAATGTTCTATTGGACTTGCTCAGATGAAAAAATTACCAAAAATCCACGAAATACGGAAGGCAAACTATAAGCGGTTATATGATATATTCAAACCCTATGAAGAATTTCTATATATTCATGAAGCTACGCCGAATTCAGATCCTTCTTGGTTTGCATTTCCTCTTACAGTAAAACAATGTGGCCCATTTACACGATCTAAACTTACAAGTTATTTGGAAGAATACAAGATTCAAACCCGAAATTATTTCGGCGGCAATCTTCTTCTTCAACCTGCATATGCAGACATAGGGTGGTGGCATAATGATTATGGAATATTACGACAAGCAATAGGAATGAACGCTGAGTGGGCGAGAAAACTTTTTCCGGTGGCAACTTTAGTAACAACCAACACTTTCTTTTTAGGAACCAGTCCAGTAATTACATCACCACAACTGGATTATGTAGAACAAATAGTAAAGGAATTTTTTAAAAACATATGAGTGATAAAGCGGAATATACATTAACAAAAGATATTACAACCTACACTTATCCATTTCACATGAAAAGACCCGAAGGATTTATGGGATCAAATTTTTTTGAGAAGTGGATTCCAAAATGGCAAACTTATTTAGGGCATTTTTCAAATAAACCAAATGTACTTGGGATAGAAATAGGAGCGTATAATGGAGATTGCGCTGTGTTCTGCGCCGATAGAATTACAAATGGAGAAAATAGTCTCCATTACACTATTGACATCACCGAGACTGAATATCTCACAAATAACATTGTTCCTTACAAAAACATTCGGTTTATGAAAGGAAAATCGTATGACATACTTCGTGATCCAAGTGTATTCATATCTGAAACTGTGGATTATGTTTATGTTGATGGTTCTAATTTGGCAATTGATGTATTAAGTGATGCTGTTCTGTCATGGAATCTCCTCAAAGATGGAGGAATTCTTATTTTCAACAATTATGGATGGGGTATTCATACCACTGACGAAAAACAAAAACCAAAACTAGGAATTGATGCCTTTTTAAATGCTTATCAGGGAAATTTTCAAATGCTTGACCACGCCTGGCAAGTATTTTTGAAAAAATCGTCCATAAAATATAAATATGACCTGACCAATCTTCAAATGAAACAAATTACCTAATATGGCAATGTTCCGAGTTACACATAACGATTTTGAACGAAGTTTTACTGCCAACAAAGTAGATACTCTCGATCCAAATGAATGGGATACTGTCGGACGATTAGACGAAAACGGGTGGGATAACCGATATGAATACGAAGCATCTCTTACTGTTGAAATTGTCTCTTCAATTCAGGTCAAGACCATACTGGAAGTTGGGTCTGGCCCGGGTATTCTAAGTCAAAAAATACAAACCAAACTTTCGTATCCAGTGAATTATCATTTAGTAGATAAACCATTTGCCAAAAAATATTTTGATAATAAAAAGTTCAAAGGAACCTTTTTTGTGAAAGATATTTCTATGGATATGGATGTAAGTGGACTTTTTCCTGTCTATGATCTTATTATTTGTAATGATACCCTCGAACACTTGATAGCTCCGTCAAATGTAATGAAAAAAATATACAGTTTGATGCACAAGAACTCTATTTTAATGATAAGCATTCCAAATTGGAGAATGGCCCACCAGTTTTTATATAGAGGATTATGGGATTACGACAATTTTTTGTATTTTATGTACATACATAAACTTGAGTCTGTTGCGGTCTATCCGTCACCGCTACAAACTCCGCATTACCCAAAACTGAATAGTGAGGAAACAATGCCGGATGAACTAATACAGAGTTGGAATTTTTACTTTCAATTCAAGAAAATGTTATGAAAAAAATAGTATATATTACAGGTTGCCTTGGATTTATTGGAGCATATGTTACCAGAGAATGTTTAGATGAAGGATGGTATGTCATCGGAGTAGATAAAATGACCTATGCCGCTCAACCAGAGGCATTGAAAGAGTTTCTTCAATGGAAAGAATTCAAGTTTATCCACGCCGATATAAATGATCTGACTTCATTATACGATTGCGATTATGTAATCAATATTGCTGCTGAAACACATGTGGACAATTCTATCGTAAATAGTGATGAGTTCATTCATTCTAATATCAAAGGAGTAAAACATCTATTGGAACTCATTCGTCAAAAGGATAGGTACAAGATGCCAATATTTTTACATTTTAGCACCGACGAAGTATATGGAAACATCAAAGAAGGTTCATATACGGAAAAAGATTTACTCAAACCAAGCAATCCATATTCAGCAACTAAAGCAGCGGCAGATATGCTTATCACAGCTTGGGGAAGAACGTTCAAGGTTCCATACATTATTGTTAGACCTACGAATAACTATGGGATTGGACAGTACGTAGAAAAACTCATTCCCAAGACATGCAAATTTATTCAACTCGGGAAAAAAATTCCTCTTCATAATTTTGGGCTTCCAAAACGAGTATGGTTACATGCTAAAGACACAGCATATGCCGTTGTAACTATAATCTATGCCAATGATGAAGGAGCGCCACTCAATGAGATATATAACATCTCGGGAGATTGTGAACTTTCTAATATAGAGGTAGTCAAAAAAATAACTAAACTTATTATGAGTTCAGATGTGAATTTAACTGGAAAAGCAAAAGATTATTGTGATTTTTCATATTCTCGTGATGGTCAAGATTTACGCTATAGTCTTGATGATAGTAAATTACGAAAACTCGGGTGGAAAAATCTCTGTGAATTTGACAAAGAATTGCCGACTGTGGTAAAATATTACCAGGACAATTTTATATGGTAAATAAAGACTTGAAGAAACGAATAATTGAGATTGCTTATAAACATAAACTTGCTCATCTGGGAAGCTATTTTTCATGTGTAGATACGATTGATTGGATTTTTAAGAAAAAGAAACTCGATGACATTTTCATTCTTTCTAATGGACATGCTGCCCTCGCTTTATATGTTGTACTTGAAAAATACTATGGTCATGATGCCGAGGAACTTTTCAAAAAGCATGGTGGACATCCTCACTTAGACGAGGAAAATCACATTTACTGCTCTACTGGCAGTTTAGGAATGGGAATAGCTGCCGCCGTTGGCCGAGCATTGACTAATAAAAATCGTCGAATTCACGTAATGGTTAGTGATGGAGAAACAGCCGAGGGTGTATTTTGGGAAGCATTACGATTTTTAGACATGAATGATGTTCCCAACATTCAAGTGTATATTATGTCTAATGGCTATGGTGCTTATGATCCAATTCCACCATATAAATTATATCGTCAAATATCGGGATTTACTCAAAAAGCTCAAGTTTCAATTATAAACTGCACTTCCGAACACTTCCCCTTCCTTCATGATTTGAACGCCCATTATAAAATAATGTCCAAAGAAGATTATGATATAGCAATGGAGATATGCAAATGAGACGAGATTTTGCCAAAATGCTTTTAACAGAAATGCGTAAGGATCGTGGAAAAAACATCATCCTTATAACCGCTGATATGGGATATGGTCTATGGGACGATATTCGTAAAGAATTTTTTGATAGATTTTTCAATGTGGGTTCGGCTGAACAATTTATGATTGGAGTTGCCGCTGGTTTAGCAATGGAAGGAAAGACCCCTATCTGCTATTCCATTACATCTTTTCTGCTTTATCGTCCATTCGAGTTCATAAGAAATTTTATGGAATATGAAAAACTTCCTATAAAACTGGTTGGTGGAGGAAGAGATAAAGATTATGGATATTTAGGTTTTACGCACTGGGCCGAAGAAGATATGGCAATTATGAAACAATTCAAAAGCATCATTTCATCAAAACCGCCAACGGTATTAGATCTAACAAACGAATTTCTACTTTTTTTACATGATGAAAAACCTCATTACATAAATCTAATTAAATGAAACTCCTAATCACAGGTGGAAGCGGCTATATAGCAAGAAATCTCAAACCTCTATTTGAACGGGCGGGGTATGATGTTCTTGCTCCTTCACGAACAGAACTGGATCTTTTCAATTTTGAATCTTTGGTTGAATATCTAAAACAAAATCATCCAGATGCTATTATCCATGCTGCTACAAAGGGAGGGAAACGCACCAAAAAGGATACATTTGATGAAGTATATATTCCAAATATCAGAATGTTTGAAAATCTATATCGTGCTATACTTCAAAACTATCATGATTTTCCTCCAACAATTCTTATAGGTTCGGGAGCAGAGTTTGATAGAAGATATCCAATACAATTATGTCGTGAAGAGTACCTTTTCTCCAGGTGGCCCACCGATCCTTATGGCTTATCAAAAAATATTATTGCACGAAGAGCACTTTCGGATTTCGAGAATATGTGGGTGCTTCGCATTTTTGGATGTTTCAATTATAATGAAGAGGATACCCGCTTTATAAAACGTTCTATTCTCAATCTTAAAAAAGGATTGCCAATAGAAATCCATCGGAATATGGAGATGGATTTTTTTTACATGGATGACATTTTCATAGTGATGGATTATATTTTCCATAATCCAACTTGGCAACGAAATCTCAACCTAGTTTATGACAAAAAAATGGATTTGTTGAAAATAGCAAATCTTATACATAAACATACCAAAATACATGGACCTGCAATCAAAGAAATAGAACCATTTGGGTATGGAAGTTATACAGGTGATTATAAAAATCTTTATGAATTGCCTATAGTCGATAAATTGATTGGATTTGATGAAGGATTGTGTCGTACTATAGAAAAAGTTCTATGAAAATAACTTTCTGCATCAATACTGCTAAAAACGAGCGACAGCATCTTGAGTTACTTTTCCGTTCTCTTGCCAAAAATCTTTCCCGCAAAGACCACGACATTCTCGTTTATGTGGAAAATGATAATCAGGACACCACGAGCTTCCTCGTAACTCAAAAACAACACTTCCCCAATCTCAGAATTATAAAAAATCCATTACCAATACCTTTGGGATATTCTAGAAATATAAACTTAATGTTTGAAATGGCTCAAACTGATGTTGTAAGTTACTTACAGAGCGATATGATCATCTGTAAAGATTATGATGATGAAATATTGAAATATCTAACTCCCGATACTATCATATCAGCTACCAGAATCGAGCCACCACTTCACCCACCATCTCCGGAAAAAATTACCTATGACTTTGGGTTAGACCCCAAAACATTTATCCTGGATGATTTCACAACATTTGCCGAGGCAAATAAAAGCCTTCATCAGACCGACTTCTGGTTCGCTCCCTTCACTCTTTATAAGAAAAATTGGGTTGAAATTGGAGGACATGATACCCTTTTTCGTCGTTCTCGGGAAGATTCTGACTTATTATATCGTTTTTCGATGAAAGGATTGAAAATTAAGCAAATTTGGAATGCTTTAGTATATCATTTCACCTGCATTTCGTCCCGAGGAATTGAATGGTGGACTGAAAAATTCCAAGCAAGAACCCGGCTCCAATCTATAGCCGATATAATTGAAATGCAAAGATTTCTTCGCAAATGGCCAACATTTAAGCATACAACGACTTTTGATCCTCTAAAAGAATACAAATATCACGCTAGTATCAATTTCAAGAATGTTACTCCTCTTGATGGAGTTGTCATATTCCAAAACTATTATAGATTTGACAAGATATACATTGACAATGAAGTGGTGAGAAACAACTTAATTAAAGAATATGACAAATTGCATATTCCTGCCAATAATCTTCTTGACATTACACCACCATTATGGGAGATATACAAAAAGTACTATCGAACATGGGAAGGAAAAGATATTTTTGTAAATAAGCCCTTGGAAACCGAAGATGTTATCATGGATATAGACTATCAAAGTATGAATGTGTTCTCAGATAATGTACTTCTCAATCTTAACGATATTTTACACCAACAAAGTAATCAAGATGGTCCTGGAACATACCAATGGGGAAAGGGCTATCTCACAATAAATACTTTTCCAATACCGAACCGAATACAGGAAAATGTAGCAGTCAAAAATCCTTCTCTTGATAGTGTAGAGTTGATATATTTATAAGCATAATGACATCACTATTCGTTTTCACATGTCTTATCGCCTTGAATCTTTTGATATGGTTTCGTACCGATGCCTGGCTTGAATATACTCGTCTTTTTCGGTTAAACTTCTTATCGTTCTATAAGGACTTTGATACTAAACACAAGGAAGATGTATCATTAGAATATTTACATTATCTTAGATTATACCACAACTGCTTTGTAATAAGATTGATTACTTGTCCGGTTTGCCTTGCAGTATGGATGGGAATATTCTTCGGAGTAATTACTGCAATGTGGTTAACTCCGGGTTACATCGTTGGTGGGTTATTACTATTCACCGTCATTGATAAACTACTTGGATAAGAACCTATGGATATACGAAATGTTACACAGTTCGTTAACTTTCTCGAAGGAAATGGTATAACAAGGATGGATTCATCTTTTTTACAAGTGATACAATGTATTCAAAATTACACAGCAGCATGTAGTTGCTATAAGCGGGAGGACAAGGTGAAGATCTATAATATGTGTAATGGTGTTTATCATAATGCAGTACGAAACGTAATTCCAAGATTAAAGCACGAGTTCCTCTCAAAAATTTCGGAACGACAAATTTCTTTCTATAACGACAACGGACAACTTATTGGGATAATATCCCGATAGTTGGATGTTTGAAAAATTTCGTTGAGTTGAGGGCTTCCAAAACTATTTTTTGAAGTTCTAAATCTTCTATCGCTTCGGCACTTGTCATTTTTTTCTTGTTTTGCCACTCGATACAGTGATCCGCCATTTTCTGAACGATAGGATCTTGTTTCTCTTCTTCCTCGTTTGGAGCGGGGTCGTACTCTTTCACATGATATAGGTCGCTTCCATCTTGACCTCCCTTTCGCCAGTTCATACTATATCGTTTCAAATGAATAACTGTTCCGTCCCACTTTTCATGAATCCATTTGGCTTCATTCGGAAATCGAACGTCAGATACAAAAGTTATAAGCTTATTTTCATCAGTATCCATAGTATGATGGGTCATCGCCATGTAATTGTGGATTATTTCATCGGCAATATTTACCCAATATAACCCCTCGGGGCTTTCATATCTTCGCTGACATCCCCACCATACGAGAAGAGGACGGATCAAGGTTTTTTCTTCACTGACATCGGTATAAACCGATGCCTTAAAGGCATTAGCCTCCAGCATTGATTGAGCTTCTTTCTTCAACTGGTCCGCAAATGCCACACGGAAGGGGAGATAGCCGTTCTTCATTAAAATGTTCTTCGCTATCCCCACGAATGTATCCTTCCCGCATCTCGCATATCCTGCTATTCCGACTACTTTCATTTATAAATATCCTCCTGAATTTTAACCAATGTCTCCATAACGATGTCAATTTCCGCAATTCAGAAACTTTTATTGCGTATGATGATTCGTTAGGGATTGATATAAATACCAATGTATCATTGTCCATCCCCGCCTTAATAAGATCATCGGCAGTTACTCGGGGAAGATCTGATAGTTTTTTGTTTGCCATAATGTTTATCCTGCATCGTAAGTTCTATTTCCACGTTCATCCTGGGCAGGCGTTGCCTCGGTCGGCAATGTAGTAGTTCGGTTTCCACTTTTCTTACATCTTCAAATGTCGGTTTTGTTTTCATATCATTCATCATACTTTCTCTCTTCAAACAAATCCTCAACTTCCTTATCCTCAAGGCCAAAAGTTTTACAAATAGCCACAAGTTCTTCCTGTCCCTTTTCAGTTCGCAACAAAAGATTTACATAGTCATTAGCCTGATATTTGGAAACTTGGAATCGTTTAGCAACATAACCAAGCAAGGCCGGTTTGTGTTTCATTACTTTTGACTTTACCCACGGACAGAACCTATTGTTTCTAGGAACTAAAGCGATGAGAAATTGGTAAAACTGTGGAGAAGGTATTTTGTCAAATATTTGAAATAATTGAGATATATCCTCAACAAGACTTTCATCCATTGCCAATGCTCGAAGAATCATGAAGTGATTAAAACTTTTCCGATCATCTTCGGAAAGATTAATGTAATAATTCGGGTCTTGAACTTGCCGAATATGCTTTACGTGATCAAATAATGACTTCTTCTTTGGAAGATTGTCATTAATCCTTTTCATCTCGTCTCCTGTAGTTTGCTTTTTTATTTCAAATTATTCTTTCCACAGATTTTTTATACGTAAGAAAGTTTCACCACATTGATATCTTTGTTTTAATTTTGAGGACATATTTTCCAATTCTACGTCATAACGTTTTAATTCTTCTTGTGTAAGTGTTTGTTTAGCATCACACCTTGCTTTTATATCTGGTGGAAAGCGGACAAAGCGGGGTACTATTTGACATTTGGAGTCATATTCTTTTTCTGATTGTATTATTACTCCAGGCGGCAATCCATATATAAGGGCATAGAGATCATCTAGTTCTTCACATCGTTGTATAAGTGTCCAACCAATTGCTTCTGCTATTTTACAATCCATTTCACCCGCTTCCATATAATTCCTTTTTTTGTTTAAGTAATTTTTCCTTCGGAAAACTATTTTTCTCTGACATCTTTTCGGCTCCTCATTTTTGATTGACTTCTTTTTTGATATTTTGGAACTCATTGAAAAGTCTCTTGAAATCATTTTGGAGAACGTCTTGATTGTCTCTTAGAATAATCTGCCATTGCACCGACTGGTTAAGTTTTGTTGCCAAATTTTCCACTCGGTTATGCAATAAGTAAAATAACATTCCCAATCCTATCAATAGGATGTACGCTATTAGCATGAAAAATGTTGTCATAGTCAGTTAAGAAATTGGTTGAGATAATCCGCCGGTTCTGGAAGAGGTTTCTCTTCCGGAGGCGAATTATTTTTATGTTTATTTTTCTTCCACGGTTGATCTTTTACAAATACACGACCATTTTTCTTTAATCGGAATTTGTTATCTTTTCTATATGTTTTACCCATATCAATATCTATTCACATGATTGTATTACAAAATCGTCAGACTTGAACTCTAGTACCATTTCTTTTCCAATAAGTTGATAATATGAATCATAATCCATTCTCACCGGATATATTTCATAATCTTTATAGAGAATATATGGGCCATTATCTTTATGGTAAACGTAAACATTATCTATTACTATATTTTTATTTATTGTAACTTTACATTTAATTGGAAGTGGTGACGCTACTATATCAGAAAAATTCCATCGGCCTTTTTCTTTTCCTTCCGGAAGACGAGCACACGTATGATTCAAATAAACTATTTCTTTCATATTTTTCAGAGAATACCATATTTCCAGAGAGCATTCAAGTTATTTTAACGCTATTTATGGATATGATACCGAAAAATGTTGTAAATCCAAATAAAAGAAATAAAATAATAGGCAATGTATTTCATTTATTTTATCCCGACCTTAATACCTCTTTTTTATTCGATAATGACTTTATCGAACCCATAATTTTTGGTTCTAAAAACGTCGTTATGACCACACTCAAGGGTATTGACAGAGAAATGAACGTCAAACCGAATTCCAAAGTCTGGATTTATTCGTACATTATGACCTCCGAAGGTTATCGTAGAATTGACATTTATCATGGACCAATAGAAACCATCGGAAAATATATTAGACGTTACTAATATAAGATAATGTCAGTCGAAACTGTACCACAATTTTCCCCATATTCACCAAGCCCAAATTCGAATTCTACTAAATCCAGACTCAGGCTAACATATACCAGTTTTCTCGTCTTAAAATTAAAAATGCCATATATCCGATATCTTTTCGGCTTGACCTTTACCATCCTTTTATCTTTGGTCATATAATCGGATATACAGCATTCGTTCTATTAACTCGTTGCAACTGATTTTGATCCTACGAGTGAAACAACCGGAGTTGTTGGTGATGTATTTGGAGCCACGTTAATAATATTGATTAGTTTTTCAGCATTATCAACAAGACTAATACCGTCTGCTCTGACCTTTTCAAGCAAAGTTTTGGTAACGGGAGTCAAGGCATATACCTTCTGAGGGCGACCTTTTCCTCCAGGAACTGCGCCAATTTCGGCAACCCTGCCATCTTCAATAACATTGGTATGTCGAACCCTAACTGTGATTTCTGCATTGAAATGTTTGTTAATGGCAAATAACTCTTTCAATGTATAATATGCCTTCTTGGGCATATTTAATGTTTGATTTGTTTTGTTTTTTCGTGTATTTTTCTTCATAAAATTTAACTAGATCAGTGTTTGCTTACACACTCCTTAGTAGGACATTATAATACCTCAAAATGTATAAAATGTCAAGAACTTTCTTTTTGTTTTTTAGTATCAGCAATAACTCTTGAATAATGTTCAAGACTATCAGCACCCATTCTAAGATGTTCTGCTAATACTAAACAATCTTTCTCATTTAATAATCCACTATCAACGATGGTCTTCTCAAATTTGAATATTGCTCGAACATAGTGATCATTGTATTCTGAAACTACATCTATTCTCATATTTATTCCTTAATGGCGTTTTATCATACCCGAAAATGTATGAAATGTCAAGAACAATTTCTGTTTTTACTCAAAAATAAATCATTCATTGTTTTTGCTAAAGGAACGATATCATTAACTTCAATAAATTTTGCCGAAGGTCCATACATCCTTCGGAAGTTTTTACGAAGAGGACTTTGTTCTTTCTCTAGCTGTAATCGTTTCTCTTCCTCAAGTTCTTCTTTAGTCATTTCTTCGGGCTTCTTTTTTAGATTTTGCCCCGCTGCTGTCTGAAATCGCCAGCTATAGTCCTCTTCAATAAAATAACTCAATATTTCAACTCCGTGGCGACGGATCTTATCTACTTGTGCCTTTGTATGGGTTGCCCCTACTTCTCCTGAATATGAAAGAGCAAGACCAGAGTTGGGAACGCTCAATAAATAATACGGTTCTCCATCCGATAAATTGAGAAAGTAGCGATCTTCTTCGTCTGGTGTGATTCCTTCAAACAAATTCATAATTGCACCGAATGCTAATCCTTCTGGAGTACACCCATTCGGCAATAGATATGGAAATAGAGTACGAATTTTAGAGAATTTATCCTTTTTTGAGTCGTAAGCAAACACGATATAAGGCAATGCCATTATTCCCGATGCTTGTGTGGATCTGAATGACACTGTGATGTGAACATTATCGATCATCGAAGCAGCTTTACAAATGGCGACAACGGCTGTCATTGTTCTTAGCCACTTGTTTCCGGTCATAGAGCTACTAGCATCCACGGTAATATGCAAATTGGCACGATGATGATCGTCAATTTTAATTTTATAGAATAAATCCTCAGCATCAAACGCTGCTTCGTGTATTTGACGCTTGTTAATTTTCCCCCATTTCTTGCGGACTATTTTGATAGGATGAACCTCGGCACGAATTTGCAATTTTCGACCAAGTTTAATGCCAAGTTGTACTCCTTTTCTTACCGCTTCCACCATTTCTTTCTCTGGTTTGGGAATTTGATCCCCGATCTTCATAACACTTGATAGCGGGAATACTTCCCGACCCGAAAAAACAAGTTCTTTGGTCATTTTCTGAACCACAATACAATCTACCTTAAGATTTTTATCATCGCCCGATAAAATATTGGGAACATCAACTTGTACAATGACAATACCATGCTTTTCTACCAAATCAAGTAGAGATTTCTGTTGTTCTGTCACAATAGTCTTAGGAATTTCTCCTGCCAGGAATTGACGCTGAGACTCGACAACATCCTTAATCTTCTTTTTAACTTCTCTCTCAATATTATCTTCCTCGGAAATCCTATTTACCACATCACTATTTTCTTTCAGTTTCTCGGGTTCTTGATCCTTCCCAGTCAAAACATCAGAAATTTCATCAACCATCTTTTTTCCGACATCAACATCTTCTTTTTCGCTATCACTATTCTTTTTTTCCTTATCCTTTTTATCTTCGCCTTTTGATTTTTTGTCAGATTCGTCATCAAAATCGAAATAATCTCTGGGATCGGCAAGATTATCTTTTGATTGTTTTATTACTACTTTTTTACCTAATAAACTAAGACCAAAACATTGAGGAGTCCCATCTAAACAATCCAATGCAATTTCCGTTACTTCAAATGCTTTTTCAATTCTATCCTTGGTTTTCTTCAAACGGTCAATATGAGAAATGTCAATAGTATAAGCAATATCCGAAAGACGAGGCAAAGCAAGAAGATCTGTATTCACATTAGTAAAGTTGGTGATACGAAAACTGTAAGAATCCAGGCTTGGATATCGAAATTTATCACTGAGCAATAGTTCATCAACTTCGGGATTATTCCAAAACCTATTGTACAAAGCAACATAATATCCACGATAACCCGGGGCTTCATTGAATACGTAATTATCAATATATCTATCTTCAATGACATTCCATATATTATGAATAAACTTTTCCAAAGATGCCCGGCGAATATTTTTTGAGTCAGATAATTTGAGAATTTTAGATGGGATATTTGCCCAGGCATTTTTAACAACATCAAAGTTAGTCTTAACCGTGTGTGCGCCTTCATGAAGAGCTTGACCCACGGCGACATCAAAATCCTGCTTGGAGTTAATTGTCGCAGAAATATAAATGACTTTACCTCCGAGATTGAAATTAGCCTCGACATCATTAAAATAGACAGGAATGGGGCTGCGAGTTAAAATACGAACAAAATTGGAAACCGCTTTCCGGATAGAGGATAGACGTACCATGTCAATAGTGAAAATACCGACATCATTTACATTTCCCGAAGTGCTTGAAAAGTAATTTACATACTTATCAAAATCCAGCCAGAAATCAACTTCGGCAGGTGATATAACTTTTCCTCTATACATTACAATTTTTCACAAAAGATGGAGAATGAATTTCCAAAGAACTACACTTAGTTCCTTTATGAATAATAGATATATCAAAATCTTCTATTCCATTTTCCAAAAGTACACTTTTTATTCTAAAAATTTCGGTTGTTGGATCTAATGTTTGACATTGAATATAACCTTTGTGATGACAGGAACACTCAGTATTTATTCCCACATTTCTCAATAAATATACCCATTGCCTAACACCCTCTTCTATTTCCATATAAAAGGAATTATGAGGAAAATTTTCCACTCTTCTACTTCTATACATTTTAAGTTTCCTGATAGTACATTGCTTCGGTCGTTATATGCAACTGTCCACTCATCTTTTTTAGTGGAACAAACGGCAACCAATTTGCCTTGGAATTTTCACAAACTATTACTTGTCCTTTTCTTGATTTACACCATTCTGATAAAGTGTTATAATCAATATCTCTATGCTTATAATATTCCCCACCAAACTGATATGGCGGATCTATAAACCAGGTTGCTATTACATTTTCCACATTCGTATAATCATCACATTTTATTTGCCAATGTTTTATCTTATACAAATCTCTGGCAATTCTTTTTTTATCCCGAAACCATGAATTGAAATTCATTCTGCCCGCAACATTTTTCGGCATTCCACTTCCGTTATTAACCGAAAATCCTATTAACCACTTCTCTTCCTGTAATAGTTGGCTAAAGCCGTTTACTTTTACAAGTTCTTCCCCATTATTAACATCTGGAAGTTTTAGAATATCATCGGGTGTAGCAGATTGTAGATATTTCCATATTCTTACTACCACATTATATTTGTCAATCAATACTACATTTTTCTTCCAGTTGTCACGAAATAAACTATAAACAGCGGTGCCAGCAAATGGTTCTATTATAGTATTATACAACGAACTGGGATAATACCTAACAACCTTAGACTTCCTTCCGTAGTATGAAAACATTATTTATCTCTCAATTTTTCTTTTTGAAGATCGATTCCAAATTCCTTGAGAAATTTACTACGAAGCATTTCAGCTTTTCCACACATTCCAGCACCAATTAGTACGTGATATGTGTTATAATAAAAATGTTTTCTGTCAATTTTCAAAAAATTTTTATCAAAACACTCTATTACAGCAGAAACTCTAAATGACGCTTGATCCTTTCCTTTTTTAAGAAAGCGAATAGCAGCTTCATAATAAATGTCATCGAAAACCTTCGGATCAATTTTAAACTCATCCGTTTTACCCAAACATTTTACTATAACTTTTTTCATTAGAACTCTTCGACTCGCTTCCCCGCCAGAGGATCGTTGATTGGACTCTTGGCGTCACTTGGGAAGTACTTTTGAAGCACACTTTTAGTAAATGTCCGTTCAGAATCGGCCCCACCATCATCGGGGTATTCCGGATAAATAGCAGCTTCGGCAATTTCTTCAAGGCCAAATCCATCCATAACTAATTCTCCCATCTCTACCATATTTGCGGGAGCAATAAAAGTAGAAATTGAGGCATCCTCGATTTTACATTGGGCAATCAAATCATCAGAAATCTTCGTGAGAGTTTTCATCAATTCTTCTTGGGCAACAGTTCGTTTTGGAAACAAAATGCTAAATAAATGCCTCAATTCTTTCCCCTTGAGAGGAGACATTTCCAGTTTTATGGGAAAACGTCTTGCACTTGCTTTGTCAAGAACTTTGGTGGCTGTATATTCATTTCCAATATTCGCTGTGGCAATAAAACTAACATCTTCGGCCACATTGATAACAGAACTTTCCTCATCCTCATCTAACCGCAAGCATCGTTGAGTAGGATCTGTCACGGTCATTAAAATATTCCAGGCATCGTGAGTGCCACGGGTGAATTCATCTAAAAGAACGACTGTTTTAGGAGTGCTTATTGCCTTAACAAAAGCCGACTTGTGAAATATAGTACCCGTTTCTTTTTTGTAGGTGGTATTTCCAATAAGAGTTGCACGAGCATCCTGAGTGCTTCCAATATTGAATTTTTCAAACGGACGCTTTAAAGCCGTAGCAACACACCTTGCCGCCATTGTTTTAGCGCATCCAGAGGGGCCGATAATCATAATATTTTTTGCACGCAAAACTGCACGTACAAGGTACTTCCATTTTAAGTCACTGATTATTAATTCCTTGGGTTTAAGCGCAACACAAGTACGCAGAACATCCTCAATTTCTACCTCATTCATTGATGGTAGTATATCATATTCCGGTTAGATGTCAAGAAAAAAGGGTGTTTTATCTCGGTACATGAAGAAGGGAGCAAGCGACTTGCTCCCTCCCTTCCCCTAATCATCGAACAAACAAATTACAACTTAACTGTTAAAGTAGTATTCGGCTTTTTGACCGGATATTTGGTTCTTTCTCTACGAATTTTAAGCGGACTCATTACTCTATGTTCTTTTTGTCTCTCGAAATCTTCAACCTCTTTCATTGGTTTTTCTGGTAAATCTTTCTCCTTCTTAACTTGTTTTTCGGTGTAATCTCTCTCTTTGTTTTTGGTTTCTTTCGGAGGTTCATTAGTAAGTGGCAAAATATTTGGCTTATCCTTCTGAGGCATCCCTTTGTCTGGAGCCGAAGTTTCATCAGCCGTTACATTCTTCTTTGATTTATCATAAGCCACATCAACCTTGGTTTTAGAGTCTTTTAGATTAACTTTTACAAACTGTTTAACTTGTTCCCATGTCTGGCCAGTGATATAAATGCGATCTTCATTGCGTGTCATTGCTTCAATGCAAAAATTACCTTCCCATTTAGGAATGATTCGAATACGGAATAAATCTCTTGCAGAAATTGAAATATCATCGTGATCGTCCCATACAACTATGTACTCGGGATCAATTGCCTTAACTACTTTGTCCATATCAGCGAGTAAATTATCCTTGCTCATATCAGCACGCTTATTAGGCATGATCTCTTTGTAATCCTCACCATGTACAATTTCTGGCACACGGTTAAATGTAGTCTTGCCGGTAACGCTGGTTTTTTCAACTTCCTCGTTGAGGACTCTTCGGATAAGTTGTCTAAATGTCTCTGGTTTCATATGAATAGATCGCCTCTTATAAATATATCTCCCCGCCTAGAAAAGCCGCTCTATTTTGTCAAATGAAATTTTCTTCACATTTTACAACGATTTGGGACTATCTCCTTCCCACAAATGTTTTATTTTATACCATACCCCCCTGAATCCCCCATTATTGTAAATTTGAGCGGTGAGAATTATAATACCCGTTATTCCCCCAGTTATTGCTCCTACGATGCCGAAAAAAGACGGAATCAAATGAAACCAACTGGCGGCTATTACACCATAAGATCCAAAAAACGTTCCGTTGCCAAATATAGGTTTGTCGATGTGAAATAGAAGCAGAGATTTAATCATGCCTATAAATATAGTTATTTATTTCCAAACCCCGATCTAATTGCATTTTGACCATCCACAGGAGCAAGAAACACATCCATCTATATAAGTTAATTCATCTGAATTACATGATGGACACTTTTGACCACTTACTGTTTCTCCATCTTCAATATACTTCTTGAGAACCCTTGCTGCGGCAGATGCCATACTTGTCATATCATCGGTCGCTTTTTGTAATTGTTCAACAATGAAACGAATAGGAATACCATGTCTCATTTGAAGTGATGCCATCCTAAATAATATTTGTTCTGTAGGAGTGAATTGTTTCGAAAAATCCTCAATGAAAATATCGTCAAACTCAAGGGCGTATTGACCTCGCTTAACTTTAGTAATTTTTCCTTTTTTATAGTTTGATTTCAACCCCAGACCGTTAAGATGCCCGCCAAAAATTTCATAAGGTTGATCATTCTGGAGTCCTACCACCACACAATATTTTCCTCCCTTAACACTTACCATATAAATATCGGCATCTAATGTCTGGAGACGCTTTGGGCGAGTCATAGCTCCTGATTGAATAGTCTCACGAGAAAGATTCAACTCTTTCAATTCTTCATCTGAAAAATTTTGATGGTGCATGATAACCCCCTCATCTTTGAGTTTAAATGCCAAATCTCTAAATGGAAAACTTGACACAATACCATACATTTTTTTGTCAGGAAAAGCGGCAATACTTTTGACTTCTTTTTTATGAGCTTCGAGAATGAAGTTATAAACATCTTTCCATGTAGAACCAATAGGAAGCATATAAGTAACCGAAATCGAACTATCTACCCATTTCATCACCCGAGACATAAGTTCAAGTTTATTCATAGGATCAATTTCAATAGATTCCTTGAACTTGAACTTATGTCTATGTTCTTCAACAAATGCCGCAATCGCCTTTCCCTTGGAACCATTCCAATCATCCTTGATACAATCAGATTCCATAGGTATAGAGCACCCCGCCTCTACAAACATATCACGTACTACTCGTGGAACACAGAAATAGTACTCGTAATTTCCATTCATACGAGTCCTTTTCCAGAAATACATAAAAAAGGCAGGTTCTATTCCATAACTTAGTACAAAGTCACGGAACATTAGAGACAGGGTGCCCGTAGGAGCAATAGAACTTACTGTAACATTGCGAGCATGAGTTCCTTTGATAAGAGGCGTCTTAAACTCGGCGTTGAGTTTCTCCGATTCTTTCATCATCCGAACAATGAAAGGAGCATTTTGCCACTTATCTTTGTTAAATAACCCAAAATTTCCCTTTTCTTTTCCGAGTTCCTCTGTTGAAACGTACAACCAATAGTTATACCATTTCATGAATTCTTCAACAGCATTATTGCCTTCTTCGGTTCCATAAATGACTCCTCGTTTGAATAACCATGCGGCGATATTAGTTATGCCAGAGCCGTTTCGACGAAGTTTGCGAATTGCCAATTCTTGATGGGGAGTGGCATAAGTTTGGTGAACTAATTCACATTCATTAACATTATCTAAAAATCGGTTGATTGATTTGGAAATCTTTTCCAATTGCCCCATGTAAATCTCTCGTTTTGTGGAAAATTTCCCACAGTTAATTGATGCTAAAACACACAAAGATTCTCGGGATAGATATTGTTCTGAACAGGCATTTGTAGATAGAATACGAGAATCATATTCGTTGGTGGGATCGTAGAGAGCATCACTATTGCTGTATTTTCGAGCAATGTCAATATTTTGAATACCAGGTTCTGCATTAGCGTGCATATTTTTGGCAATTAGCTCCATCAATTTGCGAGCTTTAACTGTTTTTGTGAATACCTCACGCTTGCGATCATGTGTGACGATTTTATAAAAGCGGCCAGTGTCCTTTTCACGAGTACTATTCATATCAATACTATGAACATCAATATACACTTTATCTCCACGTTTTACAGCAGGAATTTCAAATTTCAATTCCCAATCTTCATCATTATCTACTGCTTTATAGAACTTTTCAGTACATTGTACGCTGATATTAGCATTTTGAATCTTAGTATAATCACTTTTGATTTGAATAAATTCCTCGACATCGGGGTGATCACAGGAAATACTAAATAACATAGCGGGAATCCGCCCCTTTTGCCCTACAAAATAACCGATCTTATCCTCAAACTCCATCCAGTGTACGGCTCCTGTAGATTGATTCGCAGAGTTTAATACTTTTGTACCATTTGGCCTGAGACAAGAGAAATCTATGCCTAAGCCTTGACGATAGGCAGCACATTTTGCAATCGTGTAAGCGGCATTTTTAATGATTGCTTCGAGACTATCCCATTCTTCATCGTCTCGTTTTACTCCAAGAGATATAGTTGTGCAGTTAGCAAGCGAAATCTTTCTTCCCGACCCCGCACCTTGCATAATAGAACCGGCGGGGTGCCACCAATCTTTGTAAATCTCATCAAACCAACGGGCACTCCAACACTGTCTTAATTCTTCTGTCCTTTCAACCGAAGCAACGAAATCACAAACACGTTTTACCGCATATACGTATGTCTCGTCCGGCACTAGAGCATATTTCTCTTTGAATGCATCTATACTAAATTGATTATTCTGAAAATATTCTTCTGTAGATAACTTTTTTACATCTTCAAACTTAATAATAGGTGTATCCATATTGACTCTATTGAAATTCTTTTTTGGTTAGCAAAGTATAAGTAGATATTTCTAATTCGTAACGCAACCAAAATATTTTCTTTCCAATTGCATTATGAAAATTTGGAATGATATTTAGTCCGACGTACCGTTGTTATTATCATGCGTTTCTTTCCAACGTTTACGAAGAATATCTTTAATGCTTTCTTGGGCACTCTTCGTCCTATTTAAAATTTCCATTCCTTCTACCGACTTCGTATCGTAAATTTTAATGGCTCCCATAGAAGCATCGAACGAACAAGCATATACCGGACCATCAGAACCAAATCGACTTTTAATTATAGCAACAGTTCCGGTTCCAGCAAGTTTATGTTCAGTCGTTCGTCCCAGAGACATAATGAAATCACCAATCATGATTTTCTTGTAACTATCAGCAACATTGAGTGCGCTGACCAATTCCTCTTCGTGTGCTCCTCGATTCGCCTGTGATGCAGACCAGACAGGAAGTTGTAACTCGCCAGCAACTCCTCGAAGCTCGCCATAAATACTGCCACCCTCTTCATATAGACTTGGGTGCTTGTAAATCACCGAAGGACGAAGCAAATCTGCATAATCCACAATGACCAGATCAATCTTGACTCCTGTTATAAGTTGGAGACGTTCCACATGCATCTTCAAAGTCAATGCCGTGGCGGTATTCATCGGGAAGTATTTAATGAACAGTTTTCCCGTGATATCTTTCAATGTCTCTTTGACTTTATCCGGATGATTCCGAACTTCCTGAAAAGCATAGCCCGAAAAGTATGCATCATACCTGCGTCCAACATACTTCTCATTAAGTTCCATTGTAAAATGTAGAACAGTTTTGCCCTGACGCATTGCTTCCGCTCCTATATGAGTAAGAAACCACGTCTTTCCGCTTCCCGCTGGTGCTACAACAAATCCAAGTTCACCTTTACCCAACCCGCCGTCAAGATGAATATCAATAGTATCCCAATTCGTTTTGATGACTTCTCTTGCTTCTTCACTTAAACGACCATCAGTTTCTTTCAAATACTCGTGGCCAATGTTTCTTTCCATACCAGCTTTGCTGGCTTCATTGATAATATTCCAAATGCCAGCATAATCGGCTATTTTAAGTAACCGGGTTGCTTCGTAAAGCGCCGATTTCAATTTTTGATTCTTGCAGAATTCAAGAAACTCTTCTTTGACATATACAATATCTGCCGCAGCCATTTGACGATATGCTGATTTAACTTGCTCTTTCATTGCCTCTCTCATTATACCATCCGTATCGGGTAATCTTTGAATTTCGATGGCAAATACTTCTGCTGTGGGTATTTCACGATATTTCGGGAAATAATCCATAATGAATTTGACAAGCCAACGTTGAGCGTCCGTCTCAAAAAAATCTGGTGATAAAATATCCAGTATTCTTTCTAAAAACGCACGGTCAGATATCAACGCAGCAAGGCATTTATTCTGGAAAATTTTTCCAAATTTTACAAAGGTATTAGTTTCATTTTCATTCATATTTTTTCAATTCTTTCGTTTCTTCTTTATATCTATAAAAATCACATTTTAGAAAATTCTGTATTTCTTTCATTCGGCGAATATCCCGTTCTAATAACTTCCCATTCCTATAATGTTTAGGTTCATCATATTCAATTACTATATTTAACATTGGTTCATAATAATCTACCCAATATCCAAGGTCTCTTATAAAATACTCACCACCGTTCGTAGCATACTGTCCATTCCATCCCCGCTGTTTATCGAGTAGAGAAAAATAATTACAAGCAACTTTGTTATATGTTGGAAAAATTTGACCTAAACATGACTGTAAATATTTTATACGAGACAGTCTCATTTTATACCGAGTGTCATTGGTAAAAATTTTATGATGATTTCTCCACAGTATAAGTTCAATATTTCGTGGGACTTTCCCCTTTAACCTATTACTTATTTTCTTACGACATACATCAGTCAACAGTTTTCCATATTGGGGATTATTTTCTGACTTTTTAGAACAAGATTTACATCTAGCATTTATTTTCTGAAAATAATTCCGATGGTCTCTTCTAGAATGAAATATTTCTTTTCCACATTCAGGGCAATTTCTTGTCCATATTTTTATCAACATAGTATTTTCGCATTCGCTCTTTATTGACTTGGAATTTATTTCGGTAATACCATTCTCGTCTCCATCTTCGTTGTGCTTCAAGTTGTTCATCATTTGTTTTGTATTTTAATTTTCGCCCCATAATATACTCCTTTCTATAAATATATTACTCCAAGCAAAAAACTCCAAGAAAATTTATATTTTTTCCTCATATTTCCAACAACACCATTTTGTAGGCGTTTCGGATTTCTTAAAAATCACAATTAAAAGAGGTTGTGGTAAACCATGTATGGTATTTCCAAATCTGGGCCTCCCGGTAATAAATCTAACTTCATGCGATTTAGCAATATAATTAACAAACCAATTAGTATTAGATCTATTGGGAATTAACATAACAACTGTTAAATTGAGATTGGATTGTGTATCATTGTAAGATTTCTTAATCCAATCTACCATTTTACTATTTCTATCTCCATATGGAGGATTGCACCAGCAATTTCCACTCCATTTCTGTTTCAGTCCATCATTTTCTTTAGAATAGAATTTGTTGCATAAAGCATTTTCTTTGGTTGCCGCCAGATCCCATTCAAAGTTAAATTCCTTATTCAATTTGTCAAACAACGGTCTTGGCGTATTCCAATCTTGTCTAATAGACGCAAATTTATTATTGAACAATGCCATACTTCTTTTATTGTGTCTTGCATTCTACCCGACTATCATCCCAATGTAAACTTATAATAAATCGTAACTTTCAAGATTGGTTATTTTTATCCGGAAAAAGCTTGACATTTTCGTTGTGGTCTGTTATATATTGGCGTAACAAAGCTGAAATCCGCAGTATGAGCGGCCAAAGCTTTAGAACCTCAACTAAAGAAAGGAAAATCGTATGTCTTACGAAGTTAATATACTTGTCAACGGCAATCGTTGCCGTCAATATAATCACAATGGTCAACTGTTCGTAGAAGCCAAACATGGCTCTGAGTACAGTATCGAAATCAAAAACAACACCTGGCAACGTATTCTTGCCGTTACATCTGTTGATGGATTGGATGCCCTCAACGGAAAAGCAGCAACAGAAAACGGAAATGGGTACGTCATAAACGGATATGGTTCGTTGAAGCTCGATGGGTTTCGTGTTTCCAATGAAACTGTTGCTAAATTCGTTTTTGATTACAAAAATCGCTCTTATGCCGCCTCCAAAGAGGATGGCTCTGAGAGAAATGTCGGGGTAATCGGCGTTCGTATTTTTCAAGAAAAGGAAAAACCACAACCGATTATAATTAGAGAAGAACATCATCATCACCACAATCGTTACAATGATTGGGATTATTGGTGGGATCGTCCATATTGGCCCTGGAAGTCTCCTTGGACTACTTCATACACTCCTCCTCCGACTATTTGGTGTAGTAATACTTATAGTGGAACCGCTGGAATGGGAAGTTCCGATACATACACAATGAATTCTCTTGCCGATAGTAGAACAAATAATTATCATTCTAGCAAAATCGGAGCAAGAGGGGGCGTAAGTGCTCCTCTTCGTTCTCGTAATGCAACAAGTTTCAATAAATTGTCCTCTACCGGAACTAGTGCTGTTAAAGGTCAATCCCTCAATAGTAGTCAAACCCTTGGATGCATCGAACAGACTTCGGCAACTCCTGTTACCGTTAACTTCTGCTCCACTGTTGAACCCAGGGGATTCGACATGGGAACCCGCTTTGGTGAAGCAAAGGAGAGTAGAGTTATTGAAGTTGAATTCGAAAAAGGCATACTTACATTTACTACAAATATCTATTATGCCAGTCGACAATCTTTGATTGAAATGGGTGTTCCAATGGGAAATGAAAAACAAGTCAGTTTTCCCGAACCATTCAAAGATAGCAAATACGCAATTCCCCCAAGAGGGTGGAAAAGTTAGTATTTCTTAGAAATTACAGAAAGTTCCTTGCCGGTAGCATCATAAATTCTGGCAAGGAACTTTACTATTTGATAGCTAATTTATTCTATACTTTGCCGAGCGATACGACAGTACTCATCAGAGATGTCAAATCCGATAAAGTTTCTGTTAAGTTTCTTGCAAGCCAATGCTGTAGTTCCTATTCCCACAAATGGATCAAGCACCAAATCTTCTATAAAAGACCATCCCTCAATACATCGAAGAGGAAGTTCTAATGGAAATGGTGCCGGGTGATCTTTTCTCTGAACCCCATTGAATTCCCACACTTGAGATGATAATTGTAACCATCTCTCTTTTGAAACTTTAGACTTCAATTTCTTATCTCTATCCACTTTTTTGTAAATGCCATTTTTCCTAAAATGAAGAATGTATTCTATTTCTGATGGAACATGGCAATTTTTAGGATATGGATATGTTCCACAAAAACGAGCATTTGCTCCAAACTGACTATTATGATTGCTCGGTTTCTTCCAAAAAATCGGATGTAAATATTGAGCACCGAGCGATATCATCTCTCCAATAATCACAATATGTGTCGGCTCCACATAAAAATTTCCTCGGTTGCCAATCTTATGAATTCCGCTTGCTTCACCATTAGATATTCCTATGTCACAGATATTTATGAAAATACTTGAATTTGGTTTGATTATTCTATACATTCCCTTGCATACCGCCTTTAACCAAGCATAATACATTGTGAATTCCTGGTTATCATTATAGTTTGTATAAAATTGTTTCGCATTATAAGGAGGACTTGTTACAATAAGGTCTATCGAATTATCAAGTATATCTTTTTCTCTCACCAAGAAATCTCCATGTCTTATATCAATAGTAGTCATAAAATATCCACTTTTAACTACTTTCTACAGATGCTTTATAATTTTTGCCATTAGGAATTTCCTTATATCTAACATGCTTTTGCTCTGGAACATAATCAAACATGCTATTGTAATTTCCATATTTTCTTCTGTCACGCATAACACCTTCGATTAAAGAGCAGATCGCTTCTTCTGGAGTAATGGCAGGACAAGTTGTTCCGTGGAAGGCATCTTCGCCACAATCCCATGAATTTTCTCCTTTTCCAGGAACCGGAATACCTTCTTCCATTTCTATTTCTCCACGGCGAATGCGTTTTGTTCTAATACGATTTTTCCATACTCCATCATATAATCGTAACTTTCCTTTATATTTCCCTTCGGGCATAGCAACTACGATGGGTTTCCAAGGATCGACATTTTCTTCTGTATATTTCCATCTACCAAACAAAAACTCTATTAGGCGAAAACAATGAGATTGAGAATACCACGGATCTTTACTATTCCACGAATTGACTTTGGAAAATGGATAAAACCATATTGCCCCATCAAATATAGAAATGCCGACCTCCCGAGGCTCATTTGGATGATGAAATAGCGTTCCAAATATTCCGTCAAAAGATATGAATACTGAAAAAATCCACGGGATTGCCATATGCAACATCAATCCATCATCTCCATCTCCATGTCCCAGTTCTGTTGTACATGAAAAATGACTTCTGGCTCGATGAAATAGTTGCCACTCCACATTGAGAGTTCTTTTATATCCAAAATATAAAAACCATCGGGCATCCCAAAATGCTGAACCAACAACACTCTTCCCAAACTTATTTTCATTTATCAAATATGATCTAATTTTCATAATATAATTCTTTATTTATACGTCTTTGAAAACCCTATATTCGTCGCCGGTTTTGGTGGTAGTTCATCTACTACGGTTACTCTAACTTTCATATTTTTATTCATAGTGATATTGTTGTACCTCCATCGGTTCTTCCCGATCCTCTCCATTCGGGCCATTTCAGAACCAGATTCAAGTGTTGCCATGTCGCCTTCTATTTTTATTACCGTAAAAACAAAACGACCAACTACTGTTGGTAACAGGATCTTACTATCTACTTCCAACTTTTTCTCATAAATCGTCTCGTATGAAACGACGCATCCTCTCCTCTCGTTGTGAGAGCATGTCCTTATTTCTGTTTCTTTCAATAATCCTCTCATATTCTTCTTCCAATCGTCATTTATCAATATGTCTCTTCAATCTATTTTCTATTCTTCGATTTTTTGAGTTCATTTTATTCACTTCTGGTTACTCTATCTAATGGATCAAAAACTTCACTTACCCAAGTCACATGATTGGGAAGAACATTTTCCAATAAATCATCCCGAACCAGTTTGTAAAACGCATTCCTATCAAGTTTGGGTATTTTCTTGGTATCCAGACACCCAATACAATGAAGTTGTGCAGCGGTCGTAAGGGCGGTTTCTCTCAACTGCATAAGTGCCATATTTCTTTCCAAAATTAGACGGCCTTCGGCAATATTTTCGCAGACTTTATACTTGTTTCTCAAATTAATTGCATGAGAAATTACTTCATCAATAGTATGTTTGACATCTTCATTGAGCCACGGGAAATGTTTTACGATAGTCTTTGGACCTGCGCCTTCGATACCATTAACGTTATCAGAAGCATCGCCATCTAAAGCACGGTATAAGACAAAATTATTGGGGTGAATTTGGTAATCTTCAAGAATTTGAGGGGTGCCATAAATACGTTTTTTAGTAGGTGAGTAAACATTGATATTACCTGTACATAATTGGAGAAAATCCTTATCAGACGACATAATATATACTTTTCTTGACGCCCTAAAATATTCTGTAGCAAGAAAAGCTATAACATCGTCTGCCTCAACATGATCGATGGAAAGAAGATTTACTGGTAAAATTTGCAGATAATTGACCATTCGTTGGTATTGCTTTCGGCAACTTTCTTCTTCTGTAGGTGCATCAGACATTTCTTCATAAGAACGGTTGAGTCTAATGCGTCCTTTGCGGTGTTCTTTATATTCTGGAAAAAGTTGTCTCCTTTTGAAAGACCCGCCAACCCCATCAAACACAATAATACATCGTGTAGATGCAAGAAGTTTGATAGCATAACCAATTGACTTCAAAAATCCCACAATACCACCCGTATGATTTCCATTTTCGTCCATTGCCGGATTTGCCGACCAGCAACGAATAAAAGTATTAGTACCATCAACTAAGAGAACGTCAGAGTCGGTAGTTCTTTTCCAATTATCATGAATCTCCTGGATCTGGGATTCACGGTTCTTGAAAATATTGACAAGTTTAGATTTTTCTTTAGGCGTTAGATTCATGCTCCAACTTTATCTTTTAGTTTCCCATGTACTTTTGCGTTAGTATATCCTGTACAAATATCACAACATTCTTTTGCATATGGATCACATTTGCATCTTTTATTTGCTTCATCATACCCCGCCATGATTGCGTTGGCAAACCAACTAATCATTGTACCTTCGTCTGTCGGAATATTTGGATGCTTTTTGATTATTTTAAGCCATTCTTTGGCCCATATTTGAGCATCAATTATTTGTGTTAAATTTACTTTTTTCACAATTTATCTTTCTTTTTCTGAATTAATTTATACAGTGCTTCAACGACTTCGAATGTGATAGTAACAAAATTATCTTTTTCAACATTCCAAAGTTTTATTGTAGCATTATCAGTATTTACAATAGGTAATGAAACGTAATCATTGTCTATACAAACTTTTGGTTTGTAAACTCTTTTCATAATTTTATTCCTCTTTTACTGCATTTTTTGTAATGTCATCGTTTTCCGTGTTTGTTTCTACAACATCCTCAACAATTTTACTATTTGGGTTACGATATTGCATAATATATTTATCGCAAATAGCCATATAGATTTCTTCCTTCAAAGCCGCATCTGTATTCATAAGTTCAACAAACTTTGGAGTGTTGAATTCAAGTTTTTCTCCTGAGGGGAGTTTATATTCATAACCATGACCATCACCCGTGATAATGCCATATTTCTTCATGAATTGAAGCCAACTTGTAAGATCTTGAATACCGCTATCATAATGAACTTCAAATGCCGCTGTTCTATAACACGGGCCGCAACGATTTTTGATGACTTGGGCTTGGCACTTCATTCCAATAACTTCATCATTCTTAGTAAGTTTTCCAAGATTGGCAAAACGAATACGAATTGAACAAGCGAACGGCAAAGCTTTACCGCCAGGAACAATCCATTTATCACCAAATGGGCCAGCATTCATATTATAACGGACTTGATTTGTAAATACTGGAAGAATTCTTTGTCGGGCAATCAGACCAGTGCATTTACGCATGGCCTTACTAATAACAATCGCTCTGCCAGTATTATATCCATCAATTCCGTGTTCACTTTCCATTTCTTTTTCAACGGATGCTTGAGTCACCGAATCAACTAAAATTGTAAGAAGTCTATCAGGACATTTTTTGCGAAATGCTCCAATACATAATTCAAATTTATTAAAAAACTCTTCGAGAGTAGTAAATGGAACATAATTAACATTTTTGACATTAATACCGAGAGCGACCCAAAAATTTTTATCCACCGAAAACTCTGAGTCGAAGAAAACTGATAGACCGCCTTGACGCTGCGTCTCCGCAATAATTTGGGCACAAATGAGTGATTTACCCGTGCTCTCCAAGCCACTTAATTCAACCATTCGACCGACAGGCAACCCTCCGTGGGGTATATTAGAAACCGCCAAATCTAATAGTGTTGATCCAGTTGATACCCATTCTGTAATTTGTGATGGATTATCATTTTCATCCAGAAAATACGAAACTTTGCTTCCATCTTTATTAGATTTGTTAAGTTCTTTCTGTAAAAATAGAGCTAATTCATCACGTTCGACATTAGCATCTGACTCAACATGCTTGCTTGACACCTTTTTTGCTGGGGCCATAGAATTATCCTTCCCGCTGAATTATGTAACTTGAGGATGATAATATAAAACACTACCATCCTCAAGTTATTTTAACTATCCGCTATCAGTTTATTGTTTAGTAGTTTCAAAGAATTTGTCAAATTCATTGGCAAGAGCTTCTCCTGCTGGTACTGTGGCCGATGTCGTTGTGGGCAGAGTTGCAGCAGCGGGTGTTTCTGTTACAGACACGGCTGCGGAAGCAACAGATTCGGCGGCTGTTTCGACCTCTTCGGCGGTCTCTTCTGGATGAAGCCATTTATCAACGGCTTCCTTGAGTTCATCATAAGACTTCAATGGGAAAATCTTGAGGATATCGGTTTGATCCTTCAATTTTTCTATTAAGTCATGACGGGTTGGATCGACTACAGGAGTGATATTAGGATCACAGATGATGGTAGTTTCAGGGAAAGATTGACCAGTTTTCACATTCTTTTTATTGCTTACTTTGTGAAACTCTACATCAATGTCTCTTCCTTCTGTCCAAGAAGTAATATCACCATATTTGGGATTTGTAATCAGCTTTAATAGCTGCTTATAAACTTGAATACCAAAGCCCCAAAATCTTACCCCTAGTTCTTCTTCCTTACGAACAATGACTGGTGCGTAGGTGCGAGAAGTTGGAGCCAACTTTGCGGCGATTTCTTTTTCCTCGTTGCTGCCACTGGCACGCAACGTTTCAATCACTTCAAGGATTGGATCTGGCTTGCCAAAGGTACATGGAGCGAGATAATGTTTTCCACCTAAATTGTAATAAAATTTAAGTTCTACAAAAGGTGAATCCGGATTGAATTTGTAAGGAACAATCCTGACTGTTTGCATACCTTCTTTGGGTTTCCATAGAAGTTTTGCGAATTCGGAAGCTTTCTGCCCATCCTCAAATTCCTTAAGTCGGGCGGCGAGTTTTTGTACATTTATTGCCATATTATTTAATTGGTTAAGTGTTAACTAGGTAATCAATTCAATCGTTAATCGGTGGATCAAGTCTTGAACTTTATTACCTCAATAAATAGCATTCTACACTACAAAAAGTCACTCTGCAACTTATTTTAGATAAAAAAAGTGTTATTTTAAGTCGACCTTTAAGAATTTTTTTACCAAACTATTTTATACTTATGCGGAACTGTATATCCGTCTGGATTTACAGATAAATTAAATCCACGGGATTTCAACTCTCTCGCAACAGTTTTTACTTGTTCTTCTGTTAAAATCAATTGTACCCATCTTCCATATGTATTTACAACGTCTATAACTGGCCCCCAGTTAATTTCTCTTTGATTTGAATTTGCCGAGACACTATCTACTAATCTGCTGCCTATCTCCTTCAATACCATTTCCAACCAGTTATCGGGACAACTAAAGGTAGCAGTTTTTCTTATAATTTCCAATTCCTTGACAGTAAGCATACCCTCTGGAATTTTTTTAGTTGTTTTTTCCAAAGAATTTTTTACTATCCACTTTACCATGTCCAAAGAATTTCTATCACAGTAATCCTTAATTTCATCAAATTGTCCCTTGGGAATATTGATGACCCGCTTTTCATTTTTTGCTTTTTTCATAATATATAATCTTTCTTCCACTATACATAGTAACGAAAAAAACAAAAAATATTTTTTTTATTACTTTTTGTTTTCAGTCCAAAATACTTAAAATTTTCAGAGGAATTATGCGAATTGAAACGCCCCCCGTGATGATTAAAGAGTTGGAATAGAGTGACCAATTCACAATGTAAGTATTGTCTGCTTTTCCATTTTCTTCTTCGATAAGACGATTCATTGCATTTAAAGTATAAAGCGTATTGGTTTGTTTTTTACGATGAATAAGAATGGTATTTGAAAACTTGGGGGTATCTTTTTTCATATTAAGAACATTATAAGTCAAATAAACTTCTCTGGGGTTCTTAATATTGGAAAATGCGAAAATTCGATTGCTGTATACTTCATAAAACTTTTTGATTTCCTCGGCGATTGTTTGAAAATCTTTATTGTTTGAGAAAGTACACAGCAATTGGCGGTTGTCTAGGTCTTGCATAAGTTTGAAACAAAATGGTATAACAAATTTTAAGGCTTTACATAAGGAGTCAAAAATGTGACAGCTTCCTTAAACCCCAATGCGTCCGCTTTTTTATATAATTCGTTTAATTGATAACGCAGTAATTCTTTATTTTCTTCTTTCAGCGGGCCAGTAATATTTGCGAGTGCGTTGTTATCAGTACCGAGAATTTGCTTTACAACCTCTTTTTCTGCCGCAATTCTTTCTGGAGTTCTTGGTGCAATAGTGGGTACTGGAGGAGCCGAGGCTGGTGGTTCTGGCTTTTCCTCGCCCCGAGGCGGTTCTATTTCCAGTTTTTTATCACCTTGAGTTATTTTTTCACCACCAAATACGCTACCACCAGATCTTGGCAAAGATTTATCATCCTCATCTTTATCTTTATCTTTCGGTTCTTCTTTAGGAGGCGGTTCACGTCTGATAGGTTCCCTTTTCTCAGGCTCTTTTTCCGATGGTCTTTTGGGGAATGGGTTTTCTTCAACATACTTACCTGGATGTTCAGCCATAGCCCTTTTCTTATGTTGTGGAGAAGGCCATGTTACTAAAATACCATCTTCCGTTCGATAAGCTTGTCGTTCTGGATACTTGCCTTCAACCATGCGATTAGTCACCTGGATGGCGGCTTCCTGAGGAATGCCTTTTTTAACAAAATAGTCACGAAGAGCATTCATATGCTCTTCATTTTCCATTTGGAATATGCCGTCTGAAACTCTTTCGTCTAGGCAGACTTCGGCAAATACTCGGTCAACAACGTTACTCATATCCTTTGGATTATAAATATCTAAAGGATAATCAAAACACAATATTTTAGATATCGATAAGTTTTACATCGTGATATGAATTCCCAAGGTAAGTTTTCACTGGAAAGACATTATTGAAACTCATTATTTGACGAATTGTATTCAAAACCGGAAATCCATCATCCCTGTGAAAATCAAGCAGTACTGCATCATAAGTATAAAGTATTATCTTGGTTTTCTTACCTTCCAAATATCTCAATACTGTTTGAATTCTTGGTATAGCAATTTCACCTTCGGCAGCTTGAAGGATATAATTAAACACTTTGGGAGGATTGGGGTCGGGAATATGAGAAATTGCCCTCTTGAAAAATGGAGTCAAGACATACCCTTTTTCTTGGAAAAATTTCCATTGTTTATCAATATAAGATTTCAGGTTGGCAAGATATTTAATGTGTTCATATTCTTTTTCAACACCGCCATAGAATTGCCTGAACGTGAGTTGTTTGGCGTTTTTTATATCCGTCTCATCAACTTCTTTTTTCTGAAAATATAACTTGGCGAGATACTCGTAAATATCAATTTCTATGGGAATATCATAGTTTGTCAGTTTAGAAACAATACGAGGATGAAATGTCGTATAATCTACCACGACCATTCTACCATCTTTGCCATATCTTGAAACAAAGGCGGAACGGGAACCATCAGTATGATTCAGTGCAGCATAATTCACCCCGCCAAAGTGATTACTTGGCCTTCCTGTAGCTGTATAGATATTGTACTGACTATAAACCATTTCAGAAGGACCGGGGTCAACCTTAAAATATTGAATGAATTTCTTTCGATCAACATGGATACCATTTGATTCAATATCCCTAAGAGTTCCAATGATAATATCATTAACCTTTATAAATGAGTCATTTGCCGGGAATCCTTCAATCAACTTTTCAACATATTCACACATATCATCAAAAGCTTCTTTATGTTTCATCAAAGAAATTGCTTTATTGATTTGTTTGATACTACCACAATTTCTACGAACAAGATTATGAGCAGGCGTTTCAAACTCCATAAAATCTATAGTTTCACCGTGCTTAAAAAAATTACAGAGATTAATATCGAACATGTTTGAAAGGCGGAGTATCTGAGAAAATGACTTCATATCAAGCACCCACTTCACATCATCCATATTCAGGAGACATTCTTTAATAAAATAAGAATCTGTCACCTGAGAAATAGAATCGGGATGATTAAATGAATAGTAGTAAGTTTTTCCAGTAGAAGTATTTCGGATAAAAAGAATGCACGGTTTATTGATCACAGGATGTACACCTTCCTCAACAGGAATTATATGTACAATCCATTCACATTCAAGATTTTCCAGCTTGAATCGGTTTAAGTCTGATTCTGTCTCAATCATCAGCCGATCACAATACCAGCATTTAGATCAGAAGTCAATTTGTTTTAAATGTTGGGAATACCTAGTCGCTCTTTAATATATCCTCGAAGAGGAACAAGACCCGCTGTGATGGTTGTAATCCATTTTCCAGATTCAATGGCCTCTTGAACATCTACGATACGGAATACGATGTTTTTCTCAGAATATGGCTCCGGCAAATTACGAACAAGAAACATCATAAATGTTCTTAACCCACCAATACCCTGAATAGTAAAAGTTGCTTGAATACCAGGCATAATCCCGCTATATTTTGGATTGTTTTCTTCATCTCCATCATCAAGCAAAAGACTTAAGACATTGGATGCAGGAAGTACCAAACGCCGAATAATAATTTTACCTTCAAACCTATTTGTCATCTGATACATAGCGTCCGTACCAGAAAGTTGCTGTAATTCACGCATAGTTTCAAGAAATTCGTTATTTGGAGCTTTTGGAGACGGAGAATTTTCATTTTCTTTTATATTATCATCTTTAATTAAACGATCTCTAAAATGATAATCCAAAAGTTCATTATCTCCATTAGTAATAACTGTTTTTGAATCTGGGTTGTTAGTCTGGGCATATATTGTACGAATTGCCTGGGCATTGCTCAACGTAGGTTTGAAATTAAGCCCGAGCAACAAGCTATCTGCATCAAAGTAGTCGAATGTGAATGGGGCACCAGAATTTAATGTATTTACAAATTTGTAATCTACAATCTTGAGAGTTGCTGGTTTATTTTTTGACTGCCCTGCTTTTCCAGTTCCTCCGACTATACGAAAATCCCAAAATCCTCCCGCCGCACTACTGATTCCATTCAAAATTTTTTCAATAAACTGAATGTAAGTTTTAGAATCTTTTACTGTCTCCTGTAGAAAACCAATATTGACGTATAGATTTTTAAGGTATCCAGAGTATCTTGCGGGATATTTTTTTCCATTCGATCCTTCTATCTCCGGATTTCTATCAAAAAGAAACGGAAACTCAAACGGATACGATAAACTTGTAGAACTATTAGACCCACATTTTTCGATGCGGATTCGATTTATAAGAATATTCAAATCATCACGATAAGCATTAAGACCCTGCCCACACACCACAGCCAATCTATAATCGGCAATAGTTTTACTTGCTTTGGCATCGTCTCGGTTAGTAAGAGATATGAGAGGATTTGTAGCAGTGCTCATCACCTTATAATCTATGTTTCCTTTAGCGGTTGGATCGAATTTACTAAACCTTCCCTTGAAATATTTCGGGGCTTCGGCATTTGGAATAAGCAATACTTTACCATCACCAGAAATTAAATTTGGATGACCAGTAATAACAACATCATCAATGTCTATGCGAAATATTTCTGCTTTTTTGAAACTTTTCATTTTTGAGACATGATAGTTTACGATTTCAACCACCAATCCAAAATTTATCCAAAGTTCCTTCATATCTCCATCATGATCGAAGTCCTCTTTAAGATTTCGATCTGTATCTGCCGCTACATGTTTTATATCTTGCTTATCACGTCCATAAAACACTCCATATGCATACTCTCTCCAGTTATTCGGATGATTGGCACTTATATATTTAAGAACATCGTATATTTCGTGTATAGTGAATATATCAGAACCACTCTTAGTTCCAACGGTTTTAAATGAAGGCAGATACTTCTCAATAAACTGTTGTAAATTATTTTCGGGCTTGATTCCTACTTCTTCCTTTTTAGCATCATCAATCAAAGTAACAGACGTAGAATCTACCACTACACCAGAATAAATACGGTCTTGAGATGTAATCTCAGTTTTGCATCTAATCCTAGTTCCTTCGATAGCCCATTCAAAATTTGTCACTCTTCCAAAAATAACATCATAATTTCCCTTTGCCTTGATAATATGATCATTATACAAGGGATAAGGATTGTTATTATATACCTTTAGTTCATCTGGATTATCCAAATTAAGCAGAGCATTTGAATCAAAGTTGTTCCATCCCCATTCCAAAATACAAGAAATTCCGGGAACAAGAAAATATGGAGTCATATATTCCAATTGTGCCTTGGAAAAACAAATCCAATCCACCGTGGCTTTACGATATAACTCCTTTTGAATGATTACATTTATTTTTTCAATCTCAGGAGGAGGAACGTGAATCGGATAATTACTGGTTTGAAGATCATTTGAAATAGTGTGAGTATGGATTCCGTCTGGCAAATATCCTATGATACTATCAGGACTTGAATTAACATTGTTAAAACCATATCCACTGTAGAATGTTTTCCCTCCGAATAAAACAAATCCGGGTTTTATTTTACTGAGTGGAATGCGTTTTCCATTCTTCAATCTGAAACTTCCATCAGCATTTGTTTCAAATTCCCGTCCCATTCCATTTGAGCAAAATCTCACCCAAGGACTTGTTGGGCCACGATATTTTCTCCAATCTCCAGCATTTTCCCCCGTTTCGCTCCAACCGCCCTTATTAGCATCTATGTATACGAAACTTCTATTAACCTTACGGCGGTTAAGTTCATCTTGAATTGCGCTTGGGATATTACATGGTTCCCACGGGATCACTGGTGCTATGCCTGCCATAACTTTACGAATTTGCGGTATTAAACTTATCTATGACAGAATTAATATCTGTTGGAATTCTCAATATTAGTCCAGATTGAATACTCATTCTTCCCCTTCCTATATTATTAACATTGGCTATAATCCAATATAAAGTAGGATCTCCATAATACTTGTATGCCAAGGTATCCAAGCAATTTCCCTCTTGGGATACTATTAAAAGATCTGTGGAGGACGGAGAAACCGAAGGATAGAATGTGGATAGATAAACTCTTTTTCCATCATATCTCGTTGTTATTGGAATGTTATTATATCTTAGCATAGTTTATAGAGTAGTAGTTGAGGATGGTTTAGAACGATTAACAATATCTACAATCAACGATTGATCAAGTTCGTTTTGTTTTGCTCCTCTATTAGAAATGGCATTGTAATTCGGGGCGGACCAATCTTCATTTCGTGGAGCATTTCCGAAGTTCGCTCCGCCAACAATAGCACGTTCCTTTTCAAGTAAAATAAGCCCTAGTCCAAGTTCTACTTCCCGAGGCAATTGTCCATAAAGAAGTCCGGGAGCCGTTATGTAAGTAGAAAGATATTCCCACTGCCCGGAATTATCCTCATTTATGGTTTCCCATATTGCTTCCTCCGGAATAGTTGTAGTAAGAGATTGAATAAGCACCGGCTGACTATTATACATATCTCCAAGAGTCAACATTACCATTGGAGGAATCATAAACCTATTCATAACACCTTGATAAGTAGCCGTAGTATAATTTGATGGTTTGACAAGCGTTGCCAAATAATTGATTCTTTGCCATGTTGGAGCAAGCTCGGCAATGCTACTGATTACGATATGAATACTTAGAGATAAACTTCTATTGAATCCTCCATATGAATATATTTTGTCTGCACGACCTATAAATGGCAATTCTTCCCACGACGCATTACTAGATTCTGCTATACCTTTGACTGCGGCACGAAACGGAATATATTTATCATTTACTACATCATAAAAATAAAGGGCAATCTGATCATCCAAATACGGGTTCCATGCATTCCAACCTTTCAATTTAGAATTAACTATGGCTCTGCTTCCACTTAATACATTTAATGTGTTAAGCGCATCAAAATGTCCAGCAGTTGATAGTTTCATTGAATTGAATACGGGATCAATAGTAAGAGTATTATCTACCACAACCGTCTCATCGTATTCTTTAAGAACACCGAGAGGATAATTGAGACCAGATCTATTATCCATTTTATTCTTTGTGGCAAATAAACGATTATAACCTTGAATAGTTGCATTTCCAGTTCCTATAACTTTCGAATCTACATTTGTAATATTTACACTGTAAATTCCTCCACTTGTAGCCTTTAGTTTTTTAATAACTTCTTTCAACGTATTATTAAGTGTGTCCGTATCATCCTTGTTGAAATCCGGATTTTTAGTAAGAAACTGTTGGGAGGGATCGGCATAGTCTTTATACTGATACATTACATCAGATGCATCATATCCTTGGCCTACTTCTCCTGCACTTACCCCAACAGAATCTTCATAACGATATCCTGGTTTATTCGTATCAGTACTTTGTACAGGAGAATACCCAACATTACCTACTTCTGGTATAGAAGTAAAAATTCCGCCAGTCGTTAAATGAATATCTGTCGTTCGCATTCCCTGAGAGTTATATGTAACAAATAAGCGATATGGTTTGACTGGATACTCATTCTTTTTTCTACTTATTGTTCCTCCTCCAATCCACATTTGTCCGAATCCATACTCTCTGTAGTCTTGCCCAGTGTATTTAAATTTTGAGTCCCCTCCTCCAATCATCAACCCATATGCCCCCTCATCGCTTCTATATGTTATATTCAGTTGACTTGCGGGAATAAAATTGGAAAATAAAGAAGTGACTGCCTTAGCGACCGCCGAAAAAAATCCATTACTGGCACCGCCTTGAGAAGAAGCCCATCTTGATTGCAAATTAGAAAGCCCTCTATTCGCAGTTCCAGCACGAAGAAGTCCTTTCCCATCAGTACTTACATTGACATCTGGCAAAGCTCCTCTCCCGGCTGTGCCAGGAGGAGGATTTATAGCAGAACTTCCAAATAATGATCCAATACTACCGATTAAACTTTGAGCAATGCCACCAAGGCCCCCATATAAATCAATAAACCTCATCGGTCTAACACTTCCCATTACCAATGGCATACCAGCGGTTACAATAGGTGACGTTGGATTATAAATGCGAGTTTCATTATATGCATTTCCGGTTTGAAGTAAAAATTGCTTGCTCAAAAATGTCACCCCTGCTCCTGAAACCAGAAACTTCGTCACACGTATTACATCAATAGGTCCGGAACCAGCGGGAAATAATCTGGATTCATATTTTTTCAATGCATTCAACCCACTATTATTTTGATCGGCAAAGACGTAATAAAATGGTTGATTTCCCCAGGAAAGCACTCCAGGGCCGACAGAAGTATATGGAGACAGTTTATGATACAACTTGTGATAGTTGGTATCCCATAAAATCTCCAATTTTCCGGGCACGGGGAATGTTGGATAATTCCGAGGAATAGTTAGTACTACTGAGGGAATTGGTTCAAAATCTGTTGCCATATTTATAAATATCTTAAGCGATGCTATTCACTCCATATCCTTTACGAAATTCAGTTTGTCTTGCTAAAGTTGCACTTAATAACTGTCCATCTACATAGAATCCAATCTTTCCAGCTTCCAGGTTTTTATTCAATGTAGTAAGTGCCGCTAGAATTTCTCCCAAGGTTTTACTATCTGAAGTACTTTCTGCTTTAGTTTCAGCAGTAACAGCGGTTTTTGCCGGTTCCGGAGTAGCAATTCTAGTTCCAGTGGGAGTTACTGTAACAGCAGGAATATAAGCAGCGGTTGCTTTCTTTTCTACTGGTTCAGCAAGAACCCCGCCCATTCCTTCACGAAGTTTTCCAGCAAATTTTCCCATTCCCGGAATTTTATCCAATATCCATGCAAATGCATGACGAAATGGATATGTCAAAGCATCAAACATCATTGTCCCGATTGATGTTATTCCTTTGAGAATTAACAGCGCAATTTTAGACGGGGAGAATCCAAACCAATCCTTCAATGCTGTCCACATGCTATTCGCCCATTCTCCCGCAGCCTTAGCCCAACCCACCCCCATAGCTCCCAATCCCTTCAATATCAATATAGGAATATCTATGATAAATCCAAATACTCCTTCAATAGCTCCCAAAATTGCTCCTATAGTCGCCTTGAACAATCCGTGGAACACTTTCAATATTCCTCCCCATACATTTCCGTTGAACATTATTTTTATGCCATCTATTATATCTATTATGCCATGAAATATAGATTTTACAACATTCCATACAGCAAGTAATATGTTAATGATTCCAGTAAACTTACCAAATGTTTTGAGAAGTGGAGCTATTATTCCGAAAATTTTAGGAAATTTCGATCCTACTCCTACTATTCTAATAAGCGTAGGTAAAATCTTATCCGTTGCAACCATAATGTATCCAAAAAGACTTTTTAACGGCTTAAATATGAAATTCAGGAGCTTTATTTTTAGTCCAAGATTGTGAAATATTACAGATATATTTCCAGAATACTTGAATATTTTTTCAATTGCGTAAAATGCTCCATAAAGGTTGATGGCAAATCTTGCAACCCCTGTTCCTATGTCAATCACATAAGTTACTGCTGAAAGCAATTTATCTATTATCGGAAGGAATATCTCTCCTAATTGAGCAACAATTTTATTCCATTTATTTTGAATTGTTATTATTCGCTGTTGGTTAGCCTGCTGTATAACCATCTGTTTTATATGTTGTGCTCTATCTGATGTTTCTTCCTTATTCATTCGAAGAAGTCTATCATATTCTGCTACTGATTTTTTAACAATTAGATCATTTGAAAGTCTTGCTTCATTCCACTCTTTTTGTGCCTGTACCATCTTAAAAAGTTCTTCTACACTTCTTCCGGTCGCACGGGCAAAAGCCTGTTGCTGGAAATAATCAAGGTTGGTGAAATCTATTTTTTCGGCTATACCAACGATTTCCTTGGTAGCTTCAATTATATTACGATGGTAAGTTAATTCACGAGCTTTTTGTAAGTTAATTGCTTTACCCAATAATACCGATGCTTCCATTTCGGCTTGTATATTTTCCGTAAAATTGAGAAGTTGTTCATTTCCTCTTGCCATTTCATTCAGGGAAACATTTAATCTACGAGCCTCTACAGCCGCCTTTACAATTTGACTTGGAACTCTTGACATTAAAGATAATGTCTTTTCTGACATATGAGCAATATCACTCATTATTGTAGGAAGAGGTACTCCCGCAGCTTGACTTAAATCTTGAGCTAAATATGCCATGTTTTCCTGAGACGCCATAGTGGTCTTAGACAAAGCCGCCATATTTCTAAAAAATCCGGCACTATCCTCTTCGGCAACTCCTAACTGGGCTTTCAAAAGAGCAATAGTTTGAACAAGAGCAGTACTGGCTATACGAATGCTTCCCATTTCTTTACCCAGAGCTACAAGAGCATTATACACTCCATCAATAGTAACACCGACATTCATGAACTGAATTGCCATTTTTTGTGCTTGGGAACGAATATCGGCAACTTGTCCACGGAAAACACCCATCGTCATTCTCAAAGCTTCCGCAGCCTTATCCATTCTCATGAATAATGTCCAGGTTTTTACCATGAAGTATATCCACGGAATCATAACTTGTTTATTTATCTTTTGAAGCATGTCATATTCTGCTTGAAGGGCAATTAGTGCTTGCTTTCTAGCCGCTACATTTGCCATTGCTGCATCTTTATCCTTTCCCCGAACCGTTACGGCCTTTTTTTCGGCATTAAGCAAATTCTCTTTACTATCTCTAATAAGTTGAATCAGTTCTTTTTCACGTCTATGACGCTCTAATAACCCCTTTTCAATACTTTTATTTACACCAGCTATTTCTCTAATAGATGTGGTTTGTTTTTTGTAGATATCTACCAGATCATCTTGAAGATTGCGGTATTCCTTCCACATCGGAAGGGTGTCGGTTATAAGGTTGACTGCGTCAGTTAGAAGTGGCATAAATCAAATGCTTTCCATGAGTATAAATATGGCCTGCAAACGATTTTTCCCCTTGACAAAATAAAAAAAGGGTGTATATTGGCTACATGAAAAGAGAAAAAATTGACATCAATGGATCGATCTCCAACTCCGTAAAGGGGATTGCCGGGGACACAATCGGACTTCTCGTTGTGGCAATAATTTTCGGTTGCCTGTTTGCCCCCGTTTTTGCCACCATCATCGAGGGCAAATTAATGCGAAAACCGAACGGCTGCTTTATCAACATGATTGACATGCCTGATGTATGGCGGAAAATGGTGTTTGTCAAAATCGCCCTGTGGATTGTCTGCATCATCGCCTGGACAGCGGTTTTTCTGCTGAATGTCCATCCGGAGTGGGCATGGTCACAGTAATCATGAGGGATTTCACATTGAGATAATATAAAAAGATTAGTGACAGTTAATTGCTGGTCCTCGCACAATTTGTTGGGTTGAAGAAGGCATTTCTGCTTTGCCTGCCACCATATCATATTGGCGTTTTTCTTTTTCCTTCATGTTTACAAGCTTATGAACATAGAAATTGCGATACTGGACAGGCATGGAGTATACCGCATCATATTCGATCTGGCCATAATAGCAGAAATCGAATATTAACTCGTGAAGCTGGATTTTATATTTATCCGTTAGGCCAAAAAAAGGATACGCCCATCGGCGTTTCCTCCAATCTTTCAAGCCCACAATTAGCACAGGAAAACATGAATGAAGAGTCAATATCTGGCATACTTTCTCGAATATGTTTGCGAAATGCTAAACTATCTTTCGAGAGGAGTTCTTCATTGACAAATTTACGAATGCGATTTTTTTCGGAATTACCATCAACTGCGGTAATAATATGACTTAAACGAGTAGTAATTTGTCGGGCAAAATCTTTGGTCACTTTAGCAAATCCGGTGAGTTCTTGATCAATGATGCTTTCATCCTTTTTACTCAAAATTTTGTAAGTAACTGTGACTTTCGAATATGGCAGTTGAAAAGTGAAAGAATTTTCCCCTTTAGGATACTTGTCAAAGTCGAAAGGTTTATTATCCATTTTTCCTAAATCAATCGAAATGGAGTTTTCTCTACCACAGCGACCACAAGTCATCGTTGCCTCATAAGTATCGCCATAAGCCAATCTACGAATAGCAAAAAATGCCGCATTCCGATCACAAATAAGCATTTCATCAGCATTAATCGCTTTATTGACAATTACCGACTCAAGAAGTTTATCCAGAACAATATTCTTTTGAATAAGGTTCGGAGATGTAAGAATATCCTCTTCTTTTGCAGTCATCATCTTAAGTTCAAGAGTGCCGGAAGAAAGAGGATTATCGGAAGGATAAAACCATCCTTTTGACGGAAGGTTGATTATTTCCGTTGGAAACTTGGATTCCATTTTTTGATATCCCGGTGGGACTGGTGGAGATGATGGAGTATTACTCGATCTTGCAATTGGAATGATTTGATCTGGCATAAACTTTTCTACAGATTGTTACACGCTTCTGAGAATATATATGTTTTCTGTAGATTTTTTGACTTATTATATTTTGACACCAATACTACCTGCACCACCAACACTAATGTCTTTATCTGCTTGAAGATTTTGAAGAACTTTTCTCTGAGCAGCCTGTTTTAATCTATTCTGTTTAAGTTGCTGCCCAAAATAATCGGTTTGTTTTTTTGTAGCATTCAATTCCAGCTTACCCCCTCTAATTTGATCCTGTCTCGCTTTTTCTTCCTCACGCCTTTTCTTTGCTTTTTCAACAGCGGTCATGGCAGAAATATCCTTATCATCTTCATCGCTTTTATCAGAAATACTACCAATTTTAGTAGGAGTATCCATATACTCCTCCAATATTTCCCGAGTTATACAACGGATGAGTTCTTGAAGATTTTTTTGGTTCATCTTATTTTCGTGTCAATACTTCTCTGACTATTTTCTTTATGGCTTTGACTATTCGTTCATCAATCCCACGTCTTGGAGACATACCACCACTAGTCATTTGTTGAGCATATTGTTCCGGTTCTGCTGTAATTGGATCAAACTGACTTGGAGAAGCAGTAGAAACAGGAGTTCTAGTAAGTTCTGCTGGAGGAACAGTACCATCTTTGGCTGCTTGCAAACTTTTATCTGCCATCAAAAATATCTCCTCTGATTCTGGGTCAAATTTCCCAAAGTATAAGTAAACAGTTGAGCCTGGATTTCTAATGGCATCTTTAACCATTCGAAATGCAGAAAGAGAAACTTTTACCTCCGGTCCTATGTAACTTGTTGATATATCATAAAGTTTTCTTTCCAAAGCGGCATCACTTATATTAAAAGGAAGAGGCCCGATTGGAGATAGTTTTGATTTATCTCTTGGATTAACAAATATCGCTCCTTTCAAGCTGGTGGGTGGAGTTTCTGGTTCAGATGGTTCTTCTGGCGTAGTATCTTTCGGTTTTGGAACCGCCGGAGTATCGGCAGTTCCCAGGCCCGCCGCTGGTGGTGATGGGGCACCTTTAGTTTCGTCATCCTGCTCTCTCACTTGGGCCAATACTTCTCGTACACATTGCCTAACGAGATATTCCAAAAGTTTTTGCTTCATATATGATTTATCCTTTTCACTTTATAAATATCATACAAAGTTAAGAGAACATCGTTTATTCCATTTGTTCAAGTACTCAACTGCATTTAATAACATCTCTATGTTATCTTTAAAATATCCTATTCCACAATTACAATTATTACATAATAGCTGACGAACTTTTCCTGTAATATGATCGTGGTCAAAATGCACTTTTTTGCTGTCTGTAAAAGGCTTAGAACAAATAGCACACATTCCTTTTTGGTCAATCTTCATCTGGTTTAATTGATCAAAAGTTATTCCATATTTACGACACTTATATTTTTGTCGTGAAATGTATTGAGATACTCTTCCGGATTGACTTAATCTCCACTTCTTTTTATAAACATCTAACCATTCTTTGTTTGCTTGATTATATTCTCTGTTATGTTTATTATGTAATTCTTTGTTACGGTAATAATACTGCCGACCATATTCTCTTAATTCTTCTTTGCTTCTTGCCATACGTCACCTTCAAATAAAAAGCCCATTGAGTAAGGTGACGCCAAAACTCAATGGGCAATGCTTCAAATCGATCATAAGCGTCACCTTACATTAAATAAGTATGACATAGATCGCCGGAAAGTTCATTTCTCTATTATATAACAAGAAAATTTCTAAAAGTTCACTTTGATTATGCGATTCTAATCAATACAGCATAATCATACATCAATATTGGAGGATCGCATAATCGTATGATAGCCTAAGAGTAACTAGTACTGGTTCAGCATCATTGACCCATTCCATTGTCCCACCATCAAAAGAAGTTGGAAAAGCACCTTTCAGAGTCCATTCTTCAACTTTATCACCGACAGGACCGAGGATATCAATAGTAACTTCCTTTTTATAGAAATCTTGATATCCATCACGCCCAGTCACAGATTCATGCGACAAACGGAACCATTCAAAAACTGTTTGGGCGGCGGAAGGAACAACGGGATCGTAAAGTTCAATATCAATTTCCTGCCACTTGGTCTTACCCTTGTAGAACCATTGCAAGTTGATATAATCAATCGTTTGACGATCTTGGGTCCATTTTGGACGGTCGGTTTTACGAATGAGGTACGTTGGAACGCCGTCAATATACATGAGGAAACGATTCTTCGTTTTGGGTTCCCAAATCGTGAAGAACATCTCGTTGTTTGTTAGTAAGTCTGCCATAGATAGAATCCTTATTTATGCTTCTGATTATAAATATATGCCTCCTGGAGAAATAAGCGAGAAAAATAAAAAGTTATAAATTCAAAGGTTCCACCCAAGTATCCTTTACTTGTCTTTCACCACCAACTTTGAACTTTACATCAAATGCATATCGCTCGGCATCTTTTGCCCAATAGAGAGGATATTCTTTCGCCATTTTTTTTGACATCGTATCTTTTAACTATAATCCCTGTTGTTCCAATAGGAACAACACTTCCATATACATTTCCTTCCTTATCAGTATATTTTATGTCAATTTTGGCTTTAACTTTAGCACCAAGGTCAAATTCCTTCGATAAAGACAAATCTATTTCATAAATGTCTTTAGGATCAAATACAACTACTTGATCACCATCCAAAAGTCTGTGTATTCCTTTTCCTTTGAACCACACCCCCTCGTATTTGGATTTCAATTGTTCGGTCATTTTTGCCGTTGCCATGTACCTACCACCTTCGCCACGTTTAGCCAATTCCGGATCATATCCATTTTCAATCCACCATTTCATCATTTTTCTCGGTGAAGCAAAATTTATTGTTTCCTTCTTTGGAATATCCAAGAAATATGCTTTCATTCCTTTTGCTGTACCACCAGCAAATCTTTTAGCAATAGCTTTGACAGTAGTAAAATACACGCCGAACCCAAGATGATGAATTGGGGGAGGAACATCAGTAAAATATCCATATGGTTCATATTCATATCCATGTGACATACCCGATGTACCATGAAGTCCCATAATCACTTTGAAACCCTCTTTATCTATTTTAGAAAGGGCTTCTTGGTTTGTTCCGTGATAAACAGGACCAAAAAGTTTATTATCAACAGCCTTTTGAAGAGATATTTTCTTCACTTGCTCGCACAATAATGATTTCAATGTAATCATATTTTTCTTTTGATTACGAGGTTGTCTCTATAAATTCGAAAGCTTTTATGGCTCCCCTTAGAGTTGGCTTACATTGATAAGCTCTGTGAGTATTACAAACGTACCATGTTTTTCCTTTGACTATAGATTTCCAAACCCCAGGAGTTTCTTTTCCATTTGGACTATGATGCCATACCGCTCCCGAATCCATAACTATTCTTCTTTCTTCATCAGAAAGAGTTTTTCTGTTTTTCTTAAGAGTTTCCATATTAGGAGATTCGAATAGTAATTCCAATGTACTATCAACAATTTCATCGAGATCTATAGTTATTGATAACTCTTCGTCGCTTGGCATCTTTGGAGTTTTTGGAGCGTCTTTGCTTCTAATTCTCCATCTTTCACCTGGAATACCTAAACGCTTATCTGTGCCTGGAATACCCGCTCCATAACCTTCACTAATACGACGCAAATCTATCTCGCCTTTTAAATATTTTCTCGCAAAAAATTCTACAGTATGCGATTGTCCCGAAGAATCTATTTGTCTATATGGAATTTTTTCTTTTGAAATCCATCCCATAAACCACGCTTTGAAATTTTCCATTCCTCCCAGCTTCTCTATCGCTCTTCTTACAACAGAAACAGTATCTCCTTGTTCAGCCAAATCAAAATCACTTTTTAAATCTTCATTATTTTCATCTACTGGATCTTCGTGCCCTATTAAAGGTTTCCAAGAATTAAATCTATAGTATAAATTTCCTCGTTTAAAGTCATATTTTCGCCCTCTTCCACCTATAACTACAATATTATCCAATTCTTCTCTTGTACAAGGTTCAAAAATTCCGATCTTAACACCAAAATTTTGAAGTTCCCTTCTATGCTCATGTGAATAATGCCCAGGATCATCCATGTCCTGCATTAAGTACCGAATTGCTTGAGCACGAGTAAGAACCGGCTCACCAGACTCTATACTATCCTCACTGGTTGTAATTAGATGTTGAATATCTGCTTCAAGTTCTTTACTAAAATATCCTATTCCCCCTCCCCCATTTTCATCTATAGAACTTTCTTTTCCTTTTGAATAAAACATTATAACACGTCCTCCAACACTCTTTTCCACTTCCATCCCTATTCGTTTAAGATAATCTATTATAGAAGGATTTACAATATTAAGTTCCAGTTTCGCATCCGGATCGGTTTCCAGAATATTGTTGAAATATTCATCTAATCCATCCCTTATCATTCTTACTCCAATACCTTTCTGACGATATTCTTTACTAACAACAACATTAAAACTATATACTCGATCACGATAAGATGTATAAAGAGCACCCGCAACATGATCATTGACTAAATAAATATAATAAAGCTCTTTACCGGATATAATGTTTTCAGAATTACGAACTAACTGATCAAGCTCAACTTGATTTCTAGGAGACAATTCATCCGGACCTTTAATGTCAAAAACTTCTTGTTTCTCGGTTATAAATCGTTGACTATACCATTTTTTTAAATCTCGAAGCAATTCTCCCGGACTATTATATCCCTTAGCTGGAAACTTCATTTTCATTGCTTCTTTGCTGGCAGCATTGAAAATCCACTTTCCAGTATATTCACCCCATCCTTCGAGAGGTTTATAGATATTACCAAACCATTCATTACCCAACATAATCTTTACAGCACCTTTTGCTACATCTGAACTGTCGAAAACAAGAGTAAAAGGTGGAAATTTTTTTGATTCTTCGGTTATGAGAGGAGCATTTATGTATCTCATTCTCCTTTTTATTTCGAAGTTATATCTTTCAAACTCTGCCAGTGCCCAAAGAGTTTCTTCATGATCTTTTTTCTTGCTTGCAGCCTTCCAAAATCTTACCGCTTTAGCCCGTAATGCCTTCAAATGATCTAAGGTTAATCGGCTAAGATCCAGCTTTTGACCATCAATAAGCTTGATGTTTTCTGGTGAAGGAAGATGGGATTTAATGTCTTGTTGTCTAACCTCCAACATTGTCTTTCTGTCCTTTTCAGGAGTAAAACAACATATCTTGTAAATACCGAGTTTCTTTTCTATTTTTTCAACTTCCTGTATGAATTTTTTCGGATCGCCTTCTTTTTCGGCTTCTTCCATTTTTTCATTGAATTTTTCTAACTCGTTGTCCGTCAAAGCTTTACGAACGGCGGGAAATACTACCGTATCTTCCCATGCTTTATGCGGGCCATACATATGGACAAATTTTTTACACTCTTGAAACAACTGATTTTGAGTTTCTTTTGAGTACGATTTAGAAGAAAGATTAAGTATTTTTCCAGTTAATTTCCTGCCCGCTTTGTGCTGTTCTGTAAGAATTTTTACTACTTTTCCCAGTTTATCTTTTCCTTTGAAAAGCGCAAAGACATACTTCTCCTCTACTTTTTCGTGGTGATCTTCTACGTGATGACGGATTACTTCGGCTATATCATGAACAATGTCAAAAGACATTTCCTTCTCTGTCTCCAATTTACGAATCAATTCTTCATAAATAAGCAAACAACGGCTCACTACACCGTGCTCTTCCATCAAATCTTCAATGGCAGATTCTGGTTCTTTACTTTCATTCAATTTTTCGGCCTCTCTTACTGTCATCTCTTTATCATATGTCATTGTTATAGCAGTTTTCAACATTTCAATCAAACCTTTGGCACGAAGAATTTTGAATACGATATTTTCAACACTCAATTCACCACGGGTATCAAGTCCATACTGACGAAAAGCATCTATATATTTTTTTACCGCCTTCATAGCATGTCGATTTCCGCTATTGATAGCAGACTTGAGATACTCTTTCATTCCTTTGTACATAGATTGAATAAAGGTTTTATCAAAAGAAAGAGATTGAAGAACGGGTTTTCTTACCCATTGATCTTTAACAAGAGAATAAATGCCGGTGACATGAGGTTTAACTTCTTTCATATTTTGAATATTCATCTCAACCTTATGCCTCTTAACCGCTACATGATGCTCGTTATTCCATAAAGAACATGCAGCTTTGATTGCGCTTAAGATAGTATCAGATGGCATTTGAAGTTTATCATGGTCAATGATTATATGAATATCAACATCACTTTCGGGAGTCCAATTATAATTAGCAATAGATCCCATCAAATAGACATCTACAATTGGAGCTTTGAAATCTGTCTTTTCATAGAAATCATATGCCATACGCAAGAGATTTACTCTTATATGACCATCTAAATGATCATATGCATCCCATAAATCAGGACAAAGCGTTTCATTGTAAATCCGGAAATTAGTTTCGTATATCAACGGTGTCAAATTTGTCGCACTCATAGTACCTCCGGGTTCCTGTTTTTCGTATTTTTCTTCTCCGCTCGGAGGAAGTTCTCCCGAACCGTAAACATCCACTTCATTTTCGTCGAAAAAGTTTTTTACGGTTTCATTTATGAGTTTTTTCAAATCTTGATTCATGACTATAAATATCAGTAATCAGTACTGAATGCGTTTAGCAAGTTCAGTTAAGGATGGAGGATGAGCGAGATCTTGTAATGTTTGAATAGTTTTTTGATAGTATTTATGATGATGAAGTATTCCAATTCCGCCATACGCATTCCATTCGGCTACTGTGCTCGACATATCATCAACTAATATGCTATTTCTAGCGACAAGCATTTTTTTCATGTGGCTTCCCAATACTATGAATATTTTACCCGAGGTTAAAGAGGGAATATTTTTAGCTATCCATTGTTTTTTACCCATAATTACTGGCTTACCTTTTATAGGATTAGTAGTACCTGTAGAAGATAAAATACAAACTCTTTCAAACAACTCATTTGAAGCTTTCCAAATATCCTCGCCGCCTTCAATCCATCCAAGGTTTGCCCAAAATGAAGATCCGGCGGCTAAGTATTGATTTTGCATAACTTTTTCCCCGTATCTGGATTTCATCTCATCGGGGGTTATTCCATCCGAAAGATCTGTGAAACCTCTTTCAAAGTTGACGAGAACACCGTCTAAATCAAGATATAAAATGTATTCTGTATTTTTCATGCTATAAAAACTTGACAACTCAAAATCCTAGTGTACAATGTACTTCATTACGAGATAATAAGTACTAAGAATGGAAGTATAAAGTACTATTTTAGAGAAAGTTGGTTTCTTGAAATGGATTAATGAAACCTTCTTTCAACTTTCCCTTTTTAGCTTTTTTGCTTGCCGGTTTTGATACGGGTGATTTTGAGGGTTCTCCTCCAGCGGATTTACTCGGTTCTCCAGATACTGGTGATGTAGGCGGTGGACCCCCTACTGATGTGCTTGGGAGCGTTTTTTTGTCGGGTTTGAGCAATTTAAGAGCCTTTTCAGTATATTCGGAATCTGTAAGATTTTCTCCCTCTGTATTAGCTATTTCTGCTACAGCTTTTATTGCAACTACTTTATTAAACCCCAATTTTTCCAAAGCCATTACTGCATTATTAGTATTTTCAATTCCCAATACATACTTTGGATCTCTTTCGGCTTTGGAAGCTTTTAATATATCGGTGGCAAGTTTTACATATTCATCCGGAGAAGCTGTCTTAGCTCGATCTCCAAGATTTTTAGCTGCTTGTCCTATAGCATTAAAAACTCCCTTCCATCCCTTATTAAGTAAAGTGCTTCTGGCCTCCATTGCGGCGGGAATTTTATCGATATCGGGTATTGGCAAAGTTCCCGTGGGAATGGCTGTAGTTCCTGGAGCGGGAGTGGTTATTGGTTCTTCCTCACCCGGAATTGGCAATCCTTCATAGGTAGAAGGATCTTGTTTAGGATCTGGAATTGGATAACCTTTACGAGCAAACCATCCTAAATCCTTTAATTTTTCAATCCACATAGTTCTTGTTTCTACATTTGGAGAACGAATATACTTCAAAAGTTCTTCAACATTAATTGGAGGTTTTTTTCCACTACGGTCATACCGGAAAATAGTCGCCAATTCATCATCAAGAATACCAATATTTAACCCCATAGCACTAAATTCCATTGCTTTCCTATCAATCACTACATAAAGTGCTCGATTGAATTTGTCCATTAGAGATTTGTTTTGAAGTCTTGCCAATCGTTCTTTACTCGCTCCTTCTAATGGATTGTCATATGGATTTGCATTATGAATATAAGTAAATAATCTGTTTCCTTCATCCTTTTGCCATTCTTCACTTCTGCTATCGGCTTCATAATCGTAGAAATTCAATAATATGATTTCTTTCCACACATGTTTTTGATCTCCAACAGCTTCGGCGGCATCTTGATATTTGACATGAATTTCATTTTTCTGATCTTTATTAACCCAAATTACACGAATATTTTTTGTTTTTCCACTTGAAAGAGTTATTGATTTTTGATCCCCCATTTCAATTGCAAAGTTTCTTGATTTTCTATAAGCACTTCTGAAATCGTACAAAAATTTTCCAGTTGGTTTTTCCGGTTTACTTTCTGGTTCATCTTCCTGTTCTTTAATGGTATCTGGAATTATTGATGCAGTTGTGGTGATAGGAACAGTTGAAGGAATAGTAATGCCAGAAGGCGTTTTTATTGTTGTAGGAATTTTTTTCTCTCTTTCTTTAGCATGTATAGAAGGTTCTTCCCACGTTCTCGGTAATCTTTCTGCCTCAAAATAATCTTTTGATCTTTCAGTATCCGTTCGAACAGTGTCTATAATAATTTTTACTACATTTTCTACTATGTAAGCAAAATCATCACCCCTTGCAGGAGGAGGAATTTCATCACCAACAGCAGGAACCGTGGCAGCGGGTTTGCCATTATCTGGAGTAAGCACAGCGGCAACAGCGGGTGGAGTGGTTGATGTTTCTGGTGGTGTTTCTGGCGGAAGAGTTAGATCTGGACTAATAGGCTTTCCCTCGGGTTTTGCCCCTATAGGAGAAACGAATGTTTTTCCAGTAGGTTCGGCCTGTGTCTGCCATGTACTTATCGTCGCACTTACTTTTCCAAAAATATTCGACCACTTACGATTTATATCTCTTAACACTGTTTGAATTCTGTTGGGGGTTCTTCCAGTTAATTTCTTGACCTCTGCATAAAAGGCGACTTGTTTATCGTAAATGTTTTTTATATAAGCAGCAATGATTTTTCCAGCATTTCGGCTTGTCCAGGCTTTATTAATAATTACAGATCGACCAAGCATTCCTTCATCTATTATTTCAGCTATTTTGGTAGGCTGTTTTCCTTTAAGAGGAGTTAATGGTTTTTGAATTCCCTTTATATATGGATATCTTCCCGGAGGATAATCTTGTACTCTTCCTGGTGGATTCACGGTAACTCCATAGTATCGTGGCTTAATTACGTTGTGGAGATCCACAATGGAATCCACCACTTTATTTTGATTAGGGGTAAGAGATGGTTTAAATCTTCGAAGTCGATCCACATTCTCTGCAAAATCATCCAATACAGGCGTTATTCCCTTAAGAAATTTTTCAAACGAATAACGAATATAGGTATATTCTCTACTTTCCATTGGACTGCCAGTCATAGCGCCGATATTTTTCATACCCGATCTCACTCTTGCGCCAATTTGTTCTTCGAGACCCTTAGTGTAAAGGGAACCGGCTATATGTTGTAGATATTCCTTATCCATAATACAAGTATAAATATAGCAGAAACAACGCTCCCCGTCAATATTCTATAAACCTCTTTTTACTGTTCTCCCATATTATTTCCACATCATAACCACCACTTTTGAGTAACTCAACTTTTTGTCTATCTTTTTCCCAAATCTCTTGTGCTGTAAGATGGACGAGATAGTTGTAATAAGTAGGAGAACATTTTTGGGGATTACAATGCCAATAATCTCCGTAGCATTCTATGACTTTTTTCGTAGAAGGAATATAAATATCTACTGCTTTTTTTACATCTGGGAGATACTTTTCAAGTTCTGCGTCTGGATGTTGTTGAAGAAGATCTTCATATATTCGTTTCTGAAACTTTGATATTCTCCTTCCATTAGACTTACAAGAAGGAAGGTAAAAAACACAATGGACTCCATATTTGTCCATCATAGTTTTTCTACATTTTTTAATGTTGTTATATGTTGAGTTTCCATATCGTTCAAGTTTAGATTGTTTTATTTTTTCTCTTGATAAAAGGTTATCCATTGGATTATGATTTTTTATCCATTTTTTAAGACACTCTTTCTTATGTATAGATTTTCTATTACAATCATTAGAGCAATATTGAGTAGGAAGTCCTGTATCCAGATGAAGTATATTCTTGTATCGTTCAAAAGATTTCCCACAAGTTAGACATTTAACTATTTCTCTACATTGAGCCATTCTCCAGTTACGCATAGCACGGATATTTATAAATCGTTGATTTCTATGTTTCCAATCGACCATAAACTCTTTCCCTGTCCATTCACATATCTTCTTTATTTTTTCTGGATTTCCGTACAATGTCATAATGTTCTATCCTGTTGGCCAAATATTGTTGTCCTATACATATAAAAGAAAATCCCCAACATGAGGATTTTCTTTGAATAAGTTTTTATCCAACTATTTCATTTCCAATCATTTACGCTGTAGGAAAACTCGCCCCACTCGGGAGGATATAAAAGTCCAAGAGAATGAACTCCGCAGTTCTAGTTGGCTGTAAGTAGATTTGGCCGTACAGAATATTCTGGTCAATCAAATCTGGGGTATTGTTGCTGGCGTCCATCTTGACTTGGAAGGCATACAAACCACTGCGTTGCTGTACACTTTCAAGATATGGATTAACAATCGCCAAGAATTTGTTGCGAGTTTCTGCTGTATTCTGTTCGAACACCAAGTATCTTGCCGTCGAGGCGAAGAACTTTTTAACCGCAATAAGCAAACGACGAACATTGATTCTATTGGTTGCAGAATCCTTATTCTGTAAAGTTTTTTGACCCCAAACTACAATACCTTGTCCTGGGAATGTGCAGATAGGATTGACTTTTCCTTCATACAGAGTATCACGTTCGGTATGAGTAGTGCGATCAGTCAATTGTACTGCCTGAGTGATTCCACCACGATTGAGACCGGCTACCGCATACCATTCTGCCGCAACTTTATCGTTAGCAGCATATACGGCTAGAAGCACTACTGATGGTGGAACAGTTACGATTTGATTTATATTCGTATCTAATATCTTGACCCAAGGATAATAAGTACCTGCATAGTTAGTATCAAATTCTTTGGCAAGATTGACTACTTCATCAATTTGACCCGTGGTTGGATTACCGCTGTCTTTATACATGTCAAGAATAAAGAAACAATCTCCACGATTCTCACACATCTCAACTACAAGGGTAGTAACGTAAGAGTGTAAGGAATAGATAATACCGGGAACAACGATCAAGTTAATATCAAATTCATCGGCATTTCCAAGAGCACCGATACACTGATTATAGGCAATCGATCCTGCTGTTGTACTATTAGTACAATCCAAACCCTGAGTATTACCCGGCTCAAGATCTTCACCAACATTTTCAGGAATAGCTGGAGATTGTCCATCAAATCCACCTTGGAATCCAAAGACGAACTTACGCATCTTGACGTAGGTGGTTTCGTTAGCTGCGTCGTAGGTTGATGGAATGCTTCCACTCAACGATGGATCAAGGAAAGAACCAGTTCCAACACCATTTACAGTGATAACATCATCAAGAGCAAATTCCGTATTACTGCCAATCGTTGATCCTGCTGGCAACGGAGCGAAGTATTGAAGATTATCTTTCCAGTGCCCTTCACCAACTGACGATGTTGGATACAAAGATGTAAGTTCTGCATCCGCCCCTGGAGGAACGCCAACAAAGTCAATACCTGAGGTATATTTGCCAGGGAATAAACTATAAATTGATGCTTTGGTATATGCCATTGGATTGCACCAATTTCCAATTGCTCCATTAACTGGGCTAGAGAGAGCTTGAAATCCATAAGGAACAGCGGTTGTTGGATATGGATTTGGCGACATTACAACACGAATATTCTTGCTATTATTAGTGTATGTTCCAAATTCAATGATTTTACCATCAAAACGGATGTAATTATAGCGATCACCAATTCTGCGAGCAATGAAGTTTGCAGAAGTTGGGTCAAGAGATAAGTTATTAAATTGTTCAAGGATTTGAGGTCTTTTATCCGTATCACTATAAGCACGAACCGTTAAGGTAAATGAACCCCAATCACTTCCGGCGACTGTACCCGCTAATTTTACATTAGAGATTTCAATTTTGAAGGAAGTATTGGTGTAAGTACCGTCTGACAAAGTTGCAAGCTGGAACAATGGAAAGCGAGTTGCTTTTCCGCCATTCCAAGCAGATATTTGTTGAGAAAGAATCCACGGAGTATAAGCATTAGTTAAACTATATGCAGAATCACCATTTAGCAAATTCAAAGACCATTGATCAGTGAAATTCAAAGGTTCGCCGGTCCATGAACCAGATGGCATTTCATCTCCATGAACTTGCCATTTAGTTGGATCTGTGGCAACAACGGCAATATCATCTTCGAAAAGTTTATAGAGATAAGCGGCCTCAATTTTAGTGCCTTGAACGTATGTTGATGGATTGCCCGCTCTCGAATCTTCACCAAATACATTAGTAATGTATTTTGGACTTTCTGGATTGAGAGAGAAATGATATGTACCATAAGCACCATTTAATGATTGGCTCAACTGGATATCAAAATCTAATCCAATATTGGTCGAACCGCTGACAAGAGGATTATAGCTTTGAGTAGAACCTAAAAAGCCTGGGGCGTGCAAAGTGCTATCAATCTCGGCATTTTGAGTATCGGCAAGAACTGCCAACACTTTAATTGCCGATCCGCTGGCAGTCCATATTCCTGTGCATGGATCAAAAGTATTATTACTTCCAGCGAGAAATCCGAGTCCATACTTTCCAAGACTTCCAGTAAGACATCCAGCAATATTTAACACCAGTAAATTACAAATTCCGTAAGACTGGCTGATTTGAAGAGTGTTACCATAGAAATTGGCCGTATTAAATGGAACTTGACTACTTGTAAATTGGACACCATAGATATTTCCACTGAATAGACCTTGAGTAAAAAGTTGACTTATTAGCGAAGCAGATGTTGCCGAAGCAGTGGAAACATTCAATGAGCCAGTAAATGAAAATATACCATTGATGTGTCCAGCAACTGTTTGTCCGGTGTACAGTGTGCTACCACTTGCAGGATATGGTTGATGAAGAAGCATTGAACCAGTATTGCTTCCAAGTGGATTAGCTGTTGCTACTCCATTAATTAATGTAAGAGTTACTGGTTGAGCGGTAAAGGTGATAGAACCTGTGTATCCAGCCGAATTGGCTGTAATTCCATTTGAGGAAGCGGATATGAAATAAAGACCAGTCGAAGATATTGAGGAGATGGTATAATCCAACCATCCAGCGTCAGGATAACGAAGCCAATTTCCTTCTTCTGCCCAAATGACCCACGGATACTTTTGATGATATCCAGTAAGAGCACCAACACGGCAAACCGTTACAAATCCTTTTTCCTGTAAATACTGTTGAGCAGTATATGGGCCATATAAATTACCATCAGGAACCCCGAACGCTTGTTGCAGAGTTGTCATATCTGAACAAAGTGTTGGCGAAAATCCTGGCCCCTTAGCAAATGGTGCAACTACGACTGCTCCAATATCCGCTACGCCTTGTGCGATACCAGACTGGTCTATCTCCCGAGTGAATACACCGGGGCTTATTATTTTTCTATCTGGACTCCATTGTCCACCTTCTGTGATTGGCATATATTTGTCCTTCTTTCAATACGATTGTTGGTCTCTAAAGAAAGTTGTTATTCAGTTATAAATATCTGCCAAAAACATGAAGATGCAAATATTTATACCGTTCCTTTGACCAACGGAGCTTGTGCTATAATTGATGGGATAAAAGTTCCATCTGACATAGAAAGATTTCCTTCTCCGTATTTGGCTATGATCTTATCGAGAAGTCCTTGTTCCAATTTTTGAAGGCTAATCCACTCATCTTTCAACTTTTTTTCTTTCTCGACAAACTCAGTTACTAGGCGATCTAATTCCATTTTTTCAACACCTAACAAACCAAGTCGTTGAATACTTTCCTGAAATTTGTTTTGAAGCATTTTAATCTCCGCAAATTCCGACTCTGTAATTTTGATTGACTGTGACATATGATTTACTTTTTATACATATTGTTGAGGGTTAATAAAGTTTATGGATTAGAATATTTCTGCTCTGCGTCTTTCCAATCCAGAGCCACCCTGTCCACCTTGTTCCAATACAGGAACACCATCAAGCCAGGTAGCAAAGTCATAATCGCCAGCCTGTTCAATCACGGGCACATTATTCATCCAAACATCGATTTCGTTAACCGTCATATTATAATCCTTCGTTTAAACAAGCATATTTACCAAAGTATTTTGTTGCAGCTTCATTGTATGCCCTTGCTGCTTCTATCTCTGTGTTAAAATATCCAAGATGCGTCTGTTTCCCACTACAATCTTTTCCTATATATGCTCTCCAAGTGCTATCTCTCTTAAACCAAGATACACCTTTGTATTTAGAAGTTTTTTTTCTGTTTACGAACTGATGTATTTTGAATATTTTGTTGATGTGTTACTAATCTCAAATTACAACGTCTATTATCTAAGCCATTATGATTGATATGGTCTATTTCCACATCTTTTGTAAGTGGAAGGATTAGATGATGCATTTTGATTTATTTTTGTTTATAATATCCAGCATGAATTGAGATTGTTGGATATTTATCACGAGTAGGCAAACACCATTTATATTGTAATACTAAATCGTAATCTTTATTATCAATAAAAACAACACCTTTATTATTTGCTAATTGGATTTCCTTCATATTGACAATATTGTACTTCATTTTATGTCTCTTTTCAAGTTATTATACTAGCTGGTTACAATATGGTCAAAATAGGCTGGTGTATTAGATTGTCCACCGTAGTTATTTGCTAAATCAACATACACCGCTCCTTTATTTCCTGATGTATTATTTATAGTAATAGTATTAGTAGTTGTCCATCCATTTCCACTCGGAGCATAAGCAATAATATCATTCGGTATGCCTATTGATGAATTTGCTCTTACGGTTATACTAGGTCTTGGATTTTGATTAACAACTTGTTTGGCATTTACCTGTATTGTATTTACACCTGTATGAATGACCCAACGAAAACGAAAACTATTAGGAATAGCAATTTGCATACACGGTGCCGCAGGAGAACCATCAGTGAAATATTCGGTTATACCATTTATATAAGCGATTTGACCACCGAGATTAAGTGCTTTTAGAACACCTATTTTACCCGCATCGGCTAAACATCCATTTGAACCACTATAAGCTAAAGCACTCATGTTATGTTAATTTGTCTCCAGAGTTGCAGAAGTTTCTATGCAATATACACCAAGATTACAACTACTTTTTAGAATTTGAAAAGTTTTACCTACCAACGTTGAACTTCCGTTAAAAGTATCACCATCACTAAAATTAGCAATTGCATGACATATTTGATAAGATCCTCGCAATCTGCCTCTGACTGTCGACGAAGCATTTTCATGAACCCACACTGGCGAGATATACATTGTTCCATCGGGACCATTAGGATATTGAACTGTTCCGTTTAACGCTGTAGTAGAACCTTTGACTGCATCGCCATGTTTCCCTACAGCAGTTGAAACTCCTCCACCGCCATATGTTCTTGACATATAATGTCCAGCTACCGCAGTATTTATTGCTGCTAAAGTGTCCGTAGTTTCGGTTGCTGTGGTGTTTTCAGATGCTCTACCGATGATTATGCATCTATATAGGTCATTAGATTTTAAAGAATAAATATCTCCAAACATAAATGCTTCATAGGTACTAGCCTGGTCTCCGGTTTGTGCAAAAAAGTAGAAGGTAGAACTATCAGCAAAACATTGCCATACTCTTGCCGTTGTATCAGCACTTGTGCTCTTTCTTGCTATTAAATATCCACCCGTGCCTGCAACACCCTGCCCTGCTAATGGAAACTGACCAGAACCGGCATCAATTGCAGAACCACTTTCAAAAGCAAATATTCTTGCTTCCTTCGCTCCACCCGTTCCAATGGCATCATCTTGAATATTGATGGACATTCTTGAGCCAGATGGCATTTGGTATTGTGCTCTTGTTACTGTTCCTGAACTTGAACTTGTAAATGTTCTTGTCCATCCGGTTACTGAGCCGGTTAAACAAAAATCCAAAACTGCGACAAGACTTCCCGATTGACCGTTAAGTGTTGGAGCGCCTACATTAGTTGATTTTATGATTGTGAATTGATATGACATATTAGTTTGTTAAAATTGTATTACTGGTTTCCATGCAATAAAGTCCTGTATTGGTTCCGGGTAATATATAAAACGATTTACTTACGAAAGAATTGGAACCAGTAAATTGTTCTCCGTCTGAAAAACGTCCTTGAGCGTGGAGTATTTGATAAAATCCTCTCATTTGACCTCTTAGTGTATTAGTACTAGGCTCGGTAATCCATACTGGACTCATATACAAAGCATTATCTGGGAGGTTGGGATATTGGGTAGTCCCATTCATTATTGTGGTTGAACCTTTAGCACCATCGCCGTGTTTTCCAACCGCCAAACTATTACTATTCGGGCCAGCAAGATAGGACCGGGCAACATATACGCTTGTCACTGTTGTATTTAGCAAAGATAAAATTTCCAAGGCATTAGCATTGGTAGCAATAGCATTTTCTGACGTTCTTCCCTGTATTATACATCTATATGGATCGTTTGATTTGAATGAATAAAAATCTCCAAATTGCCATCCTAAGTATGTAGTAGTGGCGCTGCTATCCCCGGTAATATTGTAGAAATAAAAACTCATTGAATCAGCAAAGACAATCCATGTTCTGGAAGTCGAATCCGCCGTTGAGCTTTTTCTTACAGGAAGATATCCGTTATTATTTATTCCTTGGCTCATAGAAGGAAACTGATTGGTTCCAATATTCTGAGCAGTTGCCACTTCATAACCCCATATTTGAGCTTCCTTAGAAGTTGTTATTGCGGTGTCTTGGACATTCAAATAAAATCCAGAACCAGTCGGCATATGATAAACCGCACTATTAGTGCCGCTAAAAGATTTTATCCAACCAGAACCAGTTACTAATACATAATCCAATATTGAAACCAAACTACCGGATTGACCATTTAATGCTGGCGCATTGGTATCTGAATTACGAAAAATAGTAAAATGTGATGTCGGCATATGCTATAAATATCAAGGCGACGAGATTTCGCAAATTGTGATCCAGTTTTGGGCACTTCCGAGTGTTGTTATATTAAACCTTAACTTATCCCCACTGTTTATCGTACCCAAAGAACCCGTATTATATGCCTCATAACTACCAGAGGATAATGTTACAGAGCCAATGGTTGTAGCCGAAAATCCACCAGTGCCGGTTGATTTCTCAATTGCAATTATAGACGTATCATTGGCGGAAGTTTGTACCCTGAAAACTAATCGTCTAACTGTATAAATTAATGATGTTGTACCGTCTAACGGCGAATAAGGCACTGGAACTTCACCTATATCTGGGCCTGAGATTAGTGGGGTGTAAGCTGAACATAACATAATAGAACGTCCACTAACAACATTGTTTGCCCAACTAGCGGTTCCATCTAGAGAACTTGTAATGCTATTAGCATGGATATTACCATTAACATCAAGTTGAGCATTTGGGGCAGAGGTATTTACTCCTAATTTTCCTCCATTTACATTTGTAATTACATCTCCACCACCATAAAAGTTCAAATAAACTTTGTTTGCCGAACCACTTGTATCAATGAAAAGATTTCCCACATCTGCTGATATTCTTTGACCTTCTTGAGTAAAATTGGCTTTTCCTCCTATAAGCAAATAATCTCCATAAGTTACTTCTGGCCCCACTTTAAGTTGATTTCCATTGAGAGTGGAAGAAGTAAATTGGAGAATACTCGAAGTAGTGAGAATATTATTATTCCAGTATGGAAACATATTGGATATTACTCCATTTTCAATCAATAATGAAGCCGTAGCAGCTTGCGAACTAGAAATCGAACTTGATGCCCATGATGCAGAAGCAACCATTGTTATCACCATATAAGATGATGTTGCCGCATAAGAAGCACTGGCAACTATCCCTATAACATTGGATGCATTGATATAGGATGCTGTATCGGCAGTTGTAATTTTAACAGAAGCCGAAACCCACGATGCACTTGTGGCCACTACTGGAATGAAATTAATCGCATATGCCGTTTCCGCATTTGTTGAATAACTTGCTGATATTGATTCCGAAGCGAACGAAGAACTGGTTGCTGTCGTCGCCGTTCCAGCACTTAATACTTCTCCATTTACATTTGATCCGGTGACATATGAGGCCGTATCTGCTGTTGTGATCTTGACACTAGCAGATACCCAAGAAGCACTCGTGGCTACTGCTGGAATAAAGTTGATTGCATAGGCATTACCAGCATTTAAGGCATAAGAAGCAGTATCAGCATAACTTGAAGAAATGCTTGAAGAAGCCCAAGAGGCAGATATGGCATTTGGATTATCACTAAACGGAGCATACGATGCGCTTATCGCAAATGAAGCAGAAGTTATGGTTCCAACCACGTTAGATGCAGTGATAAAAGATGCTGTATTAGCTTGTGAACTGGAGATCGAGCTAGATGCCCAAGATGCCGAAGCAATAGTATTAGGGAATGGAATTTGTGGTGCATAAGAAGCAGAAATGGCATATGAAGCACTGGTTATAGTTCCAGCAATATTAGATGCGGTAATGTAAGATGCAGACGTAGCAAATGAGGATG